TTTGCTTATTTTAACACAAAAAAGCTCTCAAAAATTTGGTGATGTCTTAGGAATCACGGTATGGATGACAAGACCTTAGAAAAGGTTGAGTTCGAACATAAGAAGGACGTGAGCAAGAGTGATTATGAGAACATGACAGACGCTTACGACATTGCGGTAAGCAGAGGCCACAACCCTAATAAGAACATTTCAATAAAGGAGGTTTAGCTATGGACGGTATTTTTGAGACAAAGCTTCTTAAATACAAGAAGCACATCATTCAGGTTTTTGAGGATATGTTCGGTCAGAGATACGTCTATATCGACGGTCAGACACAGACTTATTCTATTAATAATGCAAAGAGAATGATTAGCCTATGTTGTCAACAGTAATATTCACGGATGGTGCCCAGAAGAATGTGGAGCCATCCAACGGAACGGATTTCTCGTTGGAGGAGTTGAGAGGATTTGTTGGTGGACACATCGAGTTGGTCCGACTCAGCAAGTCGCAGGTAATGGTAGTTAATGAGGAAGGCAAGGTTTACGACCTTCCTCAGAACGAGAACGCCACGATGCTTGTGAATATTGCAGGTATCAGAGACGTTATAGTAGGTAATGTATTAGTTTGTGACATCAATAAAATCAAGTAATATGGATAAGAATGATTTGATGAAGTACCTCGTAGAAGAGGCAGAGTATAGTGAGAGTGAAGTAGCCGAAATGACTAACACGGAGTTGCTGGATCATTGGCTGGAGTATAACGGAATTTGCGGTTTCACAGAGGACATCAAGGATGTTATTGAGGCTGCTTTTGATGTAGATTTGGAGGACTAGCCATGTATAAAGAGAATATAGGAACTGACAGATATGGGCGCACGATGCGCCTATATCACTCCTGCAACACTGTCTATTGCGACCACGTCAAGAACGATAAGGTTGTCAGGACAAATCAGATTAAGGTAGATAACGACATCATCTTAATGTTCAGTGCTTCGCATACGAGCGGAGCCTACATTTACGATGAGATTCATAGAAGATACGGGAAATGGCTATGAAAAAGATTATCACCATTGAAGTAGAAAGCTCTAGTGTAGAGTGCTATAGTAGCTTCTATACGGACCTGGAGTCTTTCGTCACGCACAGAGTGAATGGTACTCCATTGAGAATTAAAATAACCTCAGATATTAAGTAGCGTATGAAACCAATGTTAGCAACAAGATATTATCCGTCACAGACGAAGTTTCCTTGCTTCGCCCAGCCTAAGTACGATGGAGTTCGTTGCATCCTTCATGAAGGAGAAGACGGAGAGATTCACCTCACATCGAGAGGCGGTAAGGAATACGATGTTCCTCAGATTAAGGCTTGGGGAGAGAAACACCGCGGCGTGCTTCCTTTGGACGGGGAGATATACAACCACCAGGAATTGACCTTCCAGCAGATATGCTCTGCCGTCAAGTGCCGTTCTGCTATGACTGACAAGCTACGTATGGTTATCTACGATGCACAGATTCCGGGAAGCTTTTCTGCCAGATGGAAAGTTCTGCAGGAGGAGTTTTCTTCCATTGATCCAAATGGACCGGTGTACCTTACGCAGACTTTCGTTGCCCATTCGGAGAAGGACATCAAGCGATGGCACAAGATATTCGTTTCCACCGGTTACGAGGGTGCCATTATCAGAAATGCAGATGGAACCTATACCGAGGGCAGAAGCAATGACCTTATGAAGCTGAAATCGTTCGACACGACGGAGTTCAAGGTGGTCGATGTTTTGGAAGCGGAGGGCAATGATGCAGGTACCGCGATATTCAAACTGAAGTGTGGAGAGTACGAGTTCTGTGCCCGCCCGGTAGGTTCAAGGTCACTCAGAGCTCAATACTTAGCCGATAAGGACGAGTTGATAGGTATGGCGGCGACTGTTCAGCATCAAGGGTATTCTGACGCTGGAGTGCCGAGATTCCCGGTATTGTTGAACATTAGGGATTACGAGTAATGGCAGCATTAAATATTAACGAGTATTACGGCTGCTTCTCTTGCGAGGCTGCTGATGAGCACGGAAATGGTTGCAGGCACGGTCTGCTGTTCCCGGTACTGCTTGTGATGGGGAACAAGAGAAGCTGCCCAAACTATAAATTCAAGGAGAAATAACTATGGAAGTAAAGGTTAAGATTAAGAGAAATTATGATCCAAAGTCAACTCTTGCGGTTCTCATTAACTATAAGAGAGGGCTGCAGAGATTGGTAAAATTCACATACCCGGATGATTGGGATATCGACAAGCTCGATTTGTACATCAATTCACACAGTGAGTTCAATGTAAGAAATGTGCGCTTTTCAGAGGACATCAGTATGATGCGTATGAAAGATAATCTGGAGAAAATCAAGAAGCTGGGATATCGCGTCATCAGTTTGACACAGACGTATGGGTACATCTTAAGAAAGGATGGTAAGTTCCTGTCGTATAGCCTTGCTAGATACTCCTATGAGGGAGGCATCAATTTCACATATAATTACAAGCCGTCGAGAAGCCAGGGAATGGGTTCCGTCCAGGGAGACCATGAGTTCGGATATCACGAGTTCTCCAATGAAATGATTGATAAGATGATGGACCACCCGAAGCTTTACGGTAAGGTCGAGCACTACAAAGACTTCAATGAGTACCGCCAGCTGAATGCAGGGCGAGAAAAGGCACTCAAAAAAATAATCTGATTTTTTTCTGGTTCAACACAATAAAGTACCATATGATGCGTTATTAATCTGATAGACGGATTATTAACTAAAGCTTAGCTACCGGCATGACGGGCGCATCATATGGGAAATAGAAAATTTGTTCCACAGGTAGGAAACCATCTTGGAACTATCTCGAACATTTTAGCTGTTGTTTCATTTATAGCCATAATAGGTTCAATTATAACTTGGATAAACGCCTTGAATACTTCTGGCGGTTATGGATATGAAAGTTCAAGTATTAGTGGCGTACAGGCATTTGGCTACGTTATTGACTCATTGCTTTGCCTGGTAGGTTCTTTTGTACTCAGAGGATTCTCGTTTATCGTGAAAGCAGCTGTACGCTATCTTGATGAGAAAGGTGAGTTTGATGAAAAGTAGAATGTAATTGCTATGTCATCAAAGCTTATAGTAGATCAAAAGAACGTAAAGTATCTTTTTCAAGATAAAAAAGCTACGTTCTTGATTCCTGATTATCAGCGTCCGTATGCTTGGGGAGAAGACGAATGTAAGGTCTTATGGGAAGACTTATTTTCCTTTTCATTCCCGAATAACAACTGCGAGAGCTTCGATTCTTCAGAGAGTTACTTTCTCGGTCCTATAGTAACATTCCGTAATGACGAAGGGAAACTTGAAATCATTGACGGTCAGCAGCGTCTTACGACCTTGCTTCTCTTACTGCGAGCTTTCTACAATCGCCTGGAGCACATGAAAGACAATCGTTCAATCAAGATGCGAGAGGACATAGAAAAGTGCATTTGGAGAGCAAATGAGTTCGGAGAGTATGATCCAAACGACTTGAAGATAAATTCGGAGGTTGCAACTGATAACGACAAGGAAGAGTTTATGGATATACTCCGGAAAGGAACATCAGAAGGAAAAAGTCGGTATGCGACCAACTTCAGATACTTTCAAGACAAGATAGGAAAATTCATTGAAGAATACCCTTCTTTCTTTGCACTATATCCAGCTCGCATACTCAATAACTGCGTACTACTTCCGATAGAGGCTGAGTCGCAAGATACTGCTCTTAGGATATTCTCGACGCTTAATGATAGAGGTAAGCCATTGTCTGACTCAGACATCTTCAAGGCACAGCTCTATAAGTTTTACTCATCCATCGGAAAGAAGGAAGAGTTTATCGCTACGTGGAAAGAGCTTGACGAACTCGTTACTCAAATATTCCACCCATATCGTGGAACACCTTTGGATGAGTTGTTTACACGCTATATGTACTACGAGAGGGCATTGCTGACTAATCGTAGTTCTATGACAGAAGGACTTCGTAAGTTCTATGAGAAAGATGGATATGTTCTACTTCGACGAGAACAGACTTTAGAGAATCTAGTCTTGCTTGCGGACTTCTGGAAAGATGTATATTCTCAGAACGAAGACCGTTTTTCCGTGGATGTACTAAAGCGCTTGTTTGTATTGAATTATGCGCCTAACAGCTTATGGACTTATATTGTATCGGTATATTTCATGCACTATAAGAATGCTGAGAATATGCTAGACAACGAGAAGTTCTATCTGTTCTTGAATCGTTTGATAGGCTTTATTTGGGCATATGCTATCAGCAACCCAGGAATAACAGCCTTGCGAGCACCGGTATTCAATGAGATGGTGAATATCATAGAGAACAAAGAAATTGCTTTCGAGAACTATCTATTCCAAGAGGAATTGTTCCGTTCGCAATTCACCAACTTCAGTTTTTCAAACACTCGTGCGATTACGAAGTCGATGATTGTGTGGTGGGCATTCTCTTTCGATAGCCAGGAATTGCTTCCTCTTGACGCAACATATGATATTGAGCACATCTTCCCAAGGAACAGACAAGTCAAGGAAGGTGGATTGTCGAGTGACGAGGTTCTTGAAATGCTGGGAAACAAATCGGTATTGGAGCGAAGAGTTAATATTCGGGCATCCGATTACAGATTTGCTGACAAGATTAAGTATTATAATGGTGAGTTCAAATCCACAGGCGAGAGGATTGGAACTAAGATACACGAATTACGAATGCTGTCACAGACGTTGACAGATTTTACAGAAACGGATATTAGAGAGCGCACGTCAAGAATGCTTGATAAGTTTATCTCTTATCTCAAATCTAACTCTCTGATTTCCAGCAAATTAAATTCGTAATTTAGGTTAAAGGATTTGGTAATTTGACAAAAAAGTCGTACCTTTGCATATAGATAGAAGGTAGTAATTTTGTCTAAGAGCCTACTATATAGGGCAACTGTGAGTTACTACCTGCCGAGGGAATTAAGACCGGGACGCTGGTCTCCCAAGGAGTCTTTTCAGGGCGTAACGAGCGGCTGCCCTTCTTTATTAAATGAGCTTGAAGGTTGCATATTAAAAGACTATGGCAACAAACGCAGACATGAGCTTGAAAGAGTTCGCAAAGGAAATGCTGGTCGAAGTTAGAAAGGACCAGGAGTGGTTAACAAGACAGAAGGAAATCATCGGTGATCTCCAGGAGAGAATTGATGAATGCTTCAAGAGAGTGCAGAAGTGCGACATGACAAAGGGAGTCTATTCAACTACGCAGATGGCGAAGGAGTTGGGCATGAGCAGCGCACAGAAGTTGTACGAAGAGCTGAAGGAGGTTGGCCTTGCGTTCAACCAGGGTTATGAGTGGATGCCGGCAAGTCCCTACTCCACCTATCAGCTAACTGAGGTGACTACACACCTTATCAAGGGCAAGTACACAAGAAGACCTCTTTGGACGGAGCGAGGCAGACGCTGGCTTCTCGCATTGAAGGAGAAGAACATCATCTGCAACCTGCCGAAGCCGAGAGTGCCGAAGGCTGTTGAGAAGTGTATTGCTTCTCAGTCTGGTGAGAAGAAGGAAGAGGTCAAGGTCGAGCGGCCAACACCGCTGATGAAGAAAGCCGAGACGCTTAAGGATGAAATCAACTGCCTTTTGAGTCTCATCACAGAGGTCGGAAAGGGAGAGACGATGCTCCTTATGGGAGACATTATGACAATCTCCACCACCATCAGCGAGCACGTGAGCACATTGGCTTTCGAGGCTTACAAGACATTAAATGCACCAGCGAGGGCTTGAACCAATTAAAATTCCAAGAAAAGATTTGGATTTTCCAAAATAAAATATTACCTTTGCAGCGGTAAAGGAGAAAGATAAATAGGGATTGGATAGACCTCTCACACGTCGGTCTTCGGATGCAGACTTCGGGAGGGTTTCCAATCCCTTGCTTTTTAGTTTAGTAATCTCATAGTATAAAGGATATTTTCACTTGTAAGTTTAGCCTTACATTCTATTCGTTTTCCTTGATAAGTAGCATGGAATACTTTGAACTGAAAATCATGATGGCTACCTTCCTCAATCCTGTCAAATGTTGCTGTAGGAAACCATTCGTTTACATCGGCTGCAATTTGTATTGTTTCGCTAAGTCTTCTATTTCTAATATTCTTTGCCATCGTTTCAGAAAAGAAATTTCGTCCTACCACAAATTCCTCATTATTATTATTGAGATAAAGTCTTCTAGCCGTTTGACCGTCTGGTAGCTCTACCTCTCTAAATTTTGTTTGCATTGTCTCATTAATGAATTCTCGAAGTCTTGCCCTCACCTCTGGTGAGTTCTGTGCAGCTATTCGAACTTGCCTTTGTGACCTTTCAGAGCGAGCGTATTGAGTGATATAGGATGATTGCATCACCTTATCTTTATTATCATTTACCCAATTTGTGAAGTTCTTAGGCATAGCATTGCTTGGTTGTTTACCGCTCCAATACTCCTTTTCACTCATTATTACCGGGATGGCATAGCACATACAATTCACGTGCCAACCGACCCAAGGGAAATAGCTCGGGTATATGCCAGCAAGCAAATCACACATATCGTGCTTATGGCTAGGATTGTTGGTTGTCTTTATCTCCTTGCCTTTAATATAGTCCATCCTAGCCCATCTTTCCTGCTCGGCAGAACGGTAGGCCATGTTTATCTCGTTACGTGCCAGGCGAACGCTTCTGTACTCGCAGTTCTGAATGGTTATGGCTTTTCCGTATTTCTTCTTATAGTCTTTGGCAAGTGAAGGATAATCATTAAGGTACTTGCTGACCTTCTTGCTGAGTTTAACTGCACTCATACCCTTCTCTATGCCGACAGATAGAGCTTTCTCCAGAGACTCCTTTACATCAGCTCTCTGGTTCCATATTCTTTCTGAAAGACCTAGACCTTTAATCTTTCTCTCCATGAAAGCCTTCTTTGCCGCGTTGTTGTGCTCAAAGTAAGCTTTCTGTTTTGCGTCCGCTATCTTCCTAGTAAAGGTACCGATTACCCTTTTGGCAAGTAGGTCCTGCAGCGTGTTACTGTTCTTCCATTCGTCCGATATGCCATTATAGACCAATGCCTGCATATTGTTTGAATAGTAATCCAGCAAGGCATTCACCTTCCTTTCTGTTCTAGGGAAATCATCAAAAGAGAACTCGCCATCCCCATCGAAGTCGGTGGAGGTGGCGATTTTAGCGGACTCCTTGGCAAGAGTCTCATAGATGGAAATGATTTTCCGGGTATAAGCGTTCAGTCTCTTGCCAAGGTCTTTATATGCCTTTTTCTGATTAGGCAGTTTTGGCTTTTTCATACAATTTCATTTTAAAGTGTTTGCAGCAATCCCAGTTGAGAAGAACGCTCCATTCTTGATATGGGCATTTGGCTAGGATAGGCTGACCTTTAAGGCTCATACTATGGAAGTCAGTAGCATGAGCACACTCACGGCAAAAGTGCAGTTTCTCTTCTTCCTTCTTCTTTCTCATGGCTATTCCTCCGAGAATAAGTTAGGCATAGAAGCTGCTGTTCTTGTGGCCTCTACTTCCTCTTCTCCTTGAATCTCGTTGAAAGTCTTGTCAGGATCATCGGAAAGACCGGCACGCTGAATAGATTCCTTCTGGCTGACGAGAGGCTTGTTGCCGTTAGCCTTAAGCCATTTGTCAATCTGGGTATTCTCATCCTCCTGGATGAATGGAGTGATAATGTGCTCTACAGTAATCTCATCCATTCTAGCTGCCCATTTCGTGTTCATCTTGGAAAGGAACGCCTTTATGACGTTGGCCTCTCTCTCGAAGCCTTCAATCCAGGCACCAGTCTCCTCTCCTATCTTAAGATGGGCATCCATGAGGAGTGTCTTTCTTGAATCATAGCCGATATTGCCAAGGCTCTTCATATTCTCGAAACTGATGTCCGGCATCTGAGACTGCATGAAGAAAAGCTTGACGAGAGTGTCAACGTGATACTTAAGAGCCTCGATAGCCTGCTGCCAAGACACGTAGCTAACATCGCCGTCTTCGCTGACTCTATACACCCTCTTGCTCTCTCCCTTTCGCTCCATTCCAACGATGGCACCGGCAATCTTCAAGACAGGAGCGGAATTGTATGCCACAACATCGCTGTTTCGGGAAATGGTGTACTCGATATTCTCACGGATAGGTTTCAATCCTTCCCAGCATGGCTTGTGCCGGTACCAGAACACGGCTGGAATCTTGTCGATAGAAATCTCATTATCATCCACCAAATTCCATCCGGACTCTTCGTCGTCTGAAGACAGGTCCCACTTGTAATGATGGTCTGCGGTATAGGTCTCGAAGAAGGTGTGCTCTGTGTCAGTAACCTTACGCTTATACTCGAATGACAGAGCAAGCAAGTCGTCATACTCATCAAAGTAAGGATAGATGTCAACTCCGTCCATTGGAGAGAATGTCTTGCATTTCAGTTTGTACTGACTGTTGAACCCGTAGAGCTTGTTAGGCTTCTTCTGCGTGTACCAAAGTGTGAACATCTGACAAGAGGCGTAATAGCACTTTGCTCTGTGCATGTTCACGGCATCAATGTGTGCACAGGTGTAGATTTTCTCGATGGCACGCACAATCGTCTTCAGTTCCTCGTCAGCCTGATCATACGTATATACACGCTTGACCGGTATAGCCATTGTGAACTCAGAGATTCTTCGTGTAAGAAGCTTCTCCAATCCGACAGGCAATCTAGCTGCCTTTTCTACAATTCCGTCATCAAGAGTTCTGTCCTGTCTGCCAACGTGGTCGTTTACGATTTCATGTAGCATAGGCTCATACTCAGATAACAGGGTACTCCAAAGTGGAATATCCAACACGCGTTGTTTCAGCTCTCCTATGATGCTGCCAACGTCATTTCTTTTAAAAAGTTCATTAAAATCTATCATAATCTTCGAAGTTTTGATTTGGCAAAATTACGGATATATTCGCATATATTTAATGGTTTTAGTATTTTTAACTAAAATAATCATTGGTATATTTGCATATATCAGAAAATTTTCGTACCTTTGCATATAGATAAAGGTAGTACTTTTGACTATTCAGAGCCTATCTTACAAGTTGAACCAATTAAAATTATAAAAGATTATGAACAATTCAGTTGAAACAAAGAAGGAAGAGGTTAGAAAGAACATCAAGAATACACTTGAGTCAGCCAAGATTAAGATTATTAATGTAATTTCAGTTTGTCCTGATTGGGAGGTAGAATATATCGATTTTGGTTTTAAGTCACTTAACGTTTGTTTGAATTTAAAAGGAGTCGAAAGAAACAGAAGCCTGGTGATTCGTTACCAGAAAAAAAATGGCTTCTTCCAGGAAGAGTCTTTCAACACCAATGTGGCAAGCTGTGGAGAATTTGACCTTATTGAGGCGAACGATAATCTTAAGTACTACACAGCGGTTGGCGACATACTCAATCACAAAGACATGGTTTCACTTTTGAAAGAAACTATGGTTTATTTCACAAACAAACTTATTGAGTTGCGTGAAGAATTTGATAAATAAAGAAAGGAGGATTAGTTATGACAAAGCAAGAAGAAATCGATATTCTACAGTCCTTGAAGGGCGATACCTATTTCGCTCAGTTCTTCGGTAGCAAGGACATTGACCAGATGTGTCAGAACATCAATAACGACTTCGCCATTGAGGGAGGATGCGGATTTAGTCAGAAAGCAGAAGCTTTAGAGCGAATTAACGCAGACCTCAAAAAGGAGTTTCAGCAGAAAATCCATGATTTGGGAATGGAGCTTATCAAGGTTCTAGACAAGGGATTTGATAAGGATGCCATCTACCAGTTGGTTGAAGGCGAGGTCGGAATTGATGCTATCATCAAGTTCAAGCGTAAGAACAATCTGGATATTACAGATAAGGAGTTAGATTATATGATATCAAAACTTCCATGATTATGAAGCATATATGTAGTAATTGTATAGCTTCCGAGATATGCTATAGTGAAGGCAAGAAGCCTAATGACACTTGCCTTCATTGGGAATGGAGATATGCAGGTTTATGGTTTGACAATTAAATGTAAGACAATGGGAAAAGAGAAAGTTACAGTAAACGATTTGAAGGTTACACTCTCAGAGCTTGGTGTAACATCTGGCTTGAAGCAGGAAAAGATTATTCAACGCCTGCAGGTCAATGGCTGCTTGATTGCAATGGTAACAGATGTATTGGATCAGCTCATCAAAGATGAACAGGGCATGTTTAGGCTGTTAAGCGTTCAGTACAAGCAAGAGCAGAAGATGCACTACACTCAGATGCAGGATGCAGCCAAAAAGTACTACTTCCATTTGAAACCCTTTAATAAGAGTTTCTTCGGTGACGAGAGCATTTGCGCCAACCTGGAGGATAACGCAAATGACATCTATGAAATCATCAAGCTTCTTGCGGACCACACTAACGACCACAAGGATATGGAAGTGATTAAGAGAAACCTCAGAAAGAGAAAGTTGAACCATCATATTTTCGATTAAGATTATGGCAGATTATAAAGTAAATGTAGATTTATCGGACTTGTACGATGATATGACAATCAGTGAGCAAAAGAGCTTTCTAGTTGATAAGTTCTGTTCCTTACCAATAGGCTCGATGGAAGAAGTGGTTGGCGAAATGCTAAACAACTTGAACGGACAGCAGGTAGCAAATGTTATAGAAGACGCTTTCGATAACTTGCATGAGCAAGCCCAGGAGCACGTAATCAACTATGTAAACGAATAAGGCTATGATGTCCGATAAACAATATAGAGTTGCTCGCAAGGGTGTTGTCGAGCAACTTAAATTAGCTCAGAGACTTCATTGCAAGCACATGGAGCAGAAGTATAAAGAGGCTTTGGAGAAGTTAGAGAAACGCTTCTTAAAGCCGGATGCCGTGGGATGCTTCGATTTGGGCGCAAGGGTATCAAATAGTTATTATCATCTTTAAATGGTTAAGGGTATGGAAAAGAAAGAATATTCTGTTGTCGAATTTATTCAATATCTCAAAGATAAGCCATATATTAAGCTTTATAAAGCTGATCGTTTAGCTGAGATTGATATGAGAAGAGAAATGAGAATATTTCGATATTCCCCGTTTTATTTAGATAGAGAATAGATGTATTAAAATAAAGGTTATGGAAACAAAAGTAGAAGTAAAGACTATTCCTTTGCATGGATTGTTCATCCATAGCAAGCAGGTTTGGCGGTCACTCGGTAAGCTTAGAACTGAAAGCCATTCTACGACAGCGCAAAAGGTGTTTATGAATGAGCATGATACCGAGGTATCAACTGAGAATGCTGATTTCATTGATGGCTTGAAAGTCACTCCTTATGATGGTGAGCTGCCAAAAATATCAAAAAACGTTGGTAGTATGAGTTACTACCAGTATTGTTTAACGCAAAAATTGGTTTAGTTATGGAAACTGAGATTAATATAGTGGAAATCCTAAAGGATAAACCACAAGGAACTAAGTTATATTCTTCCGCCTGTGGTAAATGCAAGTTAGAAGAAGTAGATGATAAAAGTTTCAAAATATCCTTCTATAATTCAAAGTTTGGTTTTATGAATGGTGGAGAAGGGCATCTTGATAAAAATGGCAAATTGTATGATGACGGAGAATGTGTTGTTTTTCCATCAAAAGAAATGCGAGATTGGTCTAAGTTCGCATGGAAGAAAGGCGATGTCTTGGTTAATAAAGATGGGATGTACATATTATATTTGAAAGATTTGTCGATGGTACATATTGCTCTTTCGTAGGGAAATATTATCTTTGGAAAGAGAATAATGATACAGAACAGTTCTATGAAAAAGAACGATTGCTAACTTCTGATTTCCAAAAAGCAGGTAAAGATGCTGTTCAGACCTACATCAGCACCATCGAGGAGCGATTGGGTGGCAAACTTAATCGTGAAACCTTGGAGATTGAGAAGACTCAGCCAGAGTTCAAGGATGGGGATATTGTGTTTATGAAAGGAATTAAAGATGGATATTTTGCAAATTGTATTTTCATCTTAAGAAGTGAATATAAAGATGGAGACGAAAGAGCTTTTTACTATGCTTTCTATAATGCTGACGATAAATTTACTATAGCTGAATATGGTTATACAAGAGTTCATTATAGTCTCCGCCCAGCAACTGACTCTGAGAAGCAGCAACTCTTTGATGCTCTCGCAAAGAAAGGCAAGACTTGGGATGCAGAGAAGAAACAGATTGTGGATTTGAAGCCAAAGTTTGATGAGATGAAACCATTCGATAATGTGTTGGTTAGACATCAAAAAACAGAGGAATGGCGTGCAAATATATTTAGCCATACAGATAAGACAGATGAATATCTTGACTATGTATGTGTTAATGGTAGATGGGAGTTCTGCATCCCTTACGAAGGCAACGAATCATTGTTAGGTACAACTAAAGATGTGGAGGGCTAGATATGGATATAGGGAAATTAATAGGAGGAAAGACATCTGTCCCATCTATAGATTTCAATCAAGTAGTTAAGAGTGATAACCTCCGATACTGGAGAATTAGCAATGCTATTTGGGAGAAAGATAAAGTAGAACTTCATATTACCTTTGAAAAAGATGGTATACAAAGTTCCTTAGATAAGAAATTTGATACAATAATGGAAGCTGTTGAGTATTTCTACAACTTTCTTAAAACAATTTGATTATGATAGACGATAAGAAAATAGAAGCTGCTGCTAATAAGCATATTGAGACAGAGTATGCTAGATACAATAGTGGCAAGGTTGAGGAAGAAATGATTTGTCTTAGGGGGAAAGATAGCTTCAAAGAAGGTGCTAAGTGGGGTATCAATGAGCTATTGAAGGACATGTTTCACCCTGCTAGCGAAGTTCCACGTAATGACAATGGAAAGGTTCTTGCGTTTTCAAGAGTATTCTGCAATAGAAAACTCTACAACATGAACGCTATGCTCGATGAGACTACTTGCAATACATATCAAGAAATGTGGGAAGAGCAAGTCTATATGTTCCAATTGTCTGATTGGATATTCGTAGATGAGTTGTTTGACTTGATTACGAAAGGAGGTGAGCAATGAAAGAGCTTAAAGTTGGAGAAAGAATCACTCTTGAAGCAGTTGAGCAAAATGGTTGTAGAGGTTGCTTCTTTGAGGATAATCCAGTATGTATAAAATTTGCATGTTGTGAAGGTGTACGCTCAGATGGAAAATCGGTAATTTTTAAAGAAGTTAAGGAGTAAAGCATATGAAACAGAAGTTAAGAATGATATGGCGAATCCTCCGTGACAGACAGGTTGTAGTAATAACCGAAGACCACGGAAAAATGTACTATAATTGGAGCACTAGAAGTATATCAGACGTACTTCAAATGTGTCACAAGGTATGTGAAATGGCTCTTATGATGGATAATAAAAAGTAAAGCGTATGAATACAAACAGCTATTTACGAATAGAAAATGGATTTGATATATCTAAGATAACTGGGGTTATTCCTCAGAATATTGGAGAAGGATTTCAGTTTAATCTCTCTGGTAAAACATATACGACTATGGGTAGCTATACTAAAGACAAAAAAAGACTCATGAATATCGAAATTAGTTCTTTTTGTGGTCTTTGTGGTGGAGCAATACATTATTACGCAAAATTTTATATTAAAGTAAGCAATGTGTGTGGTAACAGCTCGGTAAGTGGATATTTGGGTGGAATTGAAATTCCAAATGAATATCAAACCATCAAAGGGGAGTTTGTTAGACCACTCACTCAAAAGGAGAAAGATAAGCAACCAGACAGATGGGACTATTGGTATCAAGTAGGGGATTTAGTTAATGCCTTCGAATCTCTTGAAGAGATAGAGAATTTAATTAAAAAACTCAAAAAGAAGTTCTCTTCTAAGGAGTGGAAAGTTGAGATAAGACGCAATTATTAACCGCCCTCGGGCATAATTTTAAAGATATGACAAAAGAAGAATTAAAAGCAAAGGTTGCCAAGCAACAAAGTGTTATCAATGATGCTAACAATCAGATTTGTTCTGATGTGAAGGAGTACATCGAAAGTCTACCATACAAGGTTGGTGACAAAGTGAGCTGCTCCAGATGTGATGTTTGTTGGATTAAAAGCATTGTTCCAGACCGAGGTTATAGAGGCTATAATGGCGAGATTGATGTAAGAATCAACCCTGCTAAAAAAGATGGCACTCGCTCCAATAGAGAGTTTGTACTATGGAGTATGGAAATTGATAGTATCAAAAAGATTAGTTAATCGCTTTTGGGCATAAATAGTAGTAATATGACAGTACAAGAATTAATTGATGAATTATCAAAGGTAGAGGATAAGACTATGGAAGTTTGCTTTCCTTATTCTCATGGAACACAAGAAACGGAGAGCCTCTAAGTATAGCTGAAGTATCTGTGTACAATGATTGTGTTATAATTTATGATTAACCATCCTGCAAAGGATATAAATAGATAGTAATATGAATACAGAAAAATTAGAAAGAGCAAATATCTTAGCAAAGAGTTTAATTCCTAAAGTAAATGAACTCTTAAATATGTCTCCAAAATCAATGCGTAGTAGTCTTGCTGATGCTATTTGTGGGCTTTCAGAGTGTGATGAAGAGTTTAAAACAAAATTCAAGCAGCTTCTGAATGAAACAAAACAGAGATTTCAGAAAGAGTTTGATGAGATTTAGTAACTAACCGTCCTTATAGGACATAAATATAAGTGATATGTTAAAAGCTATGTTAAGTCAGCCAATGGCTAGAAAAACAGACGAAGAAATCGTAAGCTGGCTGAATCAGCACATTTTTTTTGAAAGTGGGTACGATATTACTGAAGGACCATTCCCATTACCGGCAACTATTGGTGAGGGGTTTAGGTTTCAATCATTAGATTTTTTCAATAAAAATGTGGTTGACTATGTTACAAAAGCCAGCCGTAAAAATGGTAAGCGTGTGTTACGTTTTAGAATTTCAACTTTTATCGGGTTATGTGGAGGAGCCTGTCATTATTTCTGTAAGGCATATTCAGCAATTCACAACACAGATGTCAATGATGCATCACATTATATCAGTGGATATATTACAGATGTAGATGACAAGGCAATAGATATTCCGAGTGAATCTCGTTCCCTTGCATTTGATATTGGCGTTCCTTTAACGAAGGAAATGATACAAAGAGATATGGGACATTATGAATACTCAGAAGTTGGCGATTGTGGCACAGCGTTACGTTCCAAAGATGACTTTTATGAAGTCATTGAAAAGCTAAAAGAAGTGTTTGATATGGAACAATGGAGTTTTGAAATTGATGAATAACATTAACTAGGTAAAACTATGAACAAAGAAATAAAACATTACACAGAAACAAAAGCAATTAAGGCAATGCCTATGACAATGGGAAGCCTACGAGCGCAAGCTTTTGAAATGGTAACAGAGTAACTAACCACCCTCTCCCTTTTACAGGAGAGGGTAAAAAGAAGAAAAGGGATGATAAGACAATCAGGAATAAAAACAGAAAGAATCAGAAGCGGAATGTACCAATTATATTACAAACACCACTCGCCAATAATATTAAGAGTTGATAATATCGGGTGGCAGGCTATACTTCCTTCTGGTGGATTTGCAAATGCAAGAACAAAAGCACAATGTGTTATACTTGCATGTTTGGAAATTGATAAAACAGAACCAATAGAGGAAGACCTTGCTACAGGCAAATATGTTAGTTGGTGGCAAGATGACCCTATGTTTAAGGCAAAGGAGGATAAGCAATGAGTAAAGAATCCGTAATACAAAGCATGAAGGAAGATTTAGATTATCGTAATGCTTTCGGAAAATATATAACGTCTTGCGAAGGCTATCTTTTGGCTATGCATGCACTGAGTGCGCCTAGTGTAGCAGAAGAATATGCTAAATGGAAATTAATGGATTTGGGGCTATTATGACAAGAGAAGAATTACAAAATAAATTCGGCGATGCTATCTGTGAGTATTGCAACAAGAACATTATTTCAAAATATAACATCGGCATAGGTTGGCTTTGCGAAGGTTCTTTTTGCGAGGAAGCACAAGATGGCTACGCAGCAGAAAATAACATAGAGTTGGAGGATTGATATGAAAATCTTGAAGCGATTAGTATATGTGTTACTTATGATTCCTATATGTACTATAGTATTCGTAATTGAAAGTCCTTTGTTGCCTTTAATCATACCAGCAATATGGGTAATAACAGGAAGTACTATATTACGAGTGAAAGAAACTAAAGGATGTAAATCATTCTATGTATACACTATTACTCAGATAGTGTATTATAGTATGGATAAGTATTTAACTAAATTATTAAAGCTATGAATAGAATTGAAGCTAAAGAATTTTATCCTATTATGCAAGCTTTTGCAGAAGGAAGGATAATTGAGTGTAGAACCAAACCAATTTTCATAGAAGGTTCAGATGTTCCGAATGATTGGACGGAAATGAAGGAGATTGAGTTTTGGAAACATACAGAGTATCGCATCAAGCCAGAGACTACCTACCGCCCATTTAAGGACGCAGAAGAGTGCTGGGCAGAGATGCAAAAGCATCAGCCGTTTGGGTGGGTGAAGGATAAGGACACACAAAAGTTTTTAGTATGCAAGGCTCTTGGGAAACTTTTTTTCATAGGTATTGAAGATAAACCTTATAACTACAAGGAGGTATTAAGAGACTATACCTTTGCCGATGGCACTCCATTTGGCGTAGAAGTGGAGGAATAGTATGGCGTATTGTTTTTGTGATTTTTGCGATTACAAGGATGAATGTAAGCACTATCGAAAGGTAGTTGTTTGTCCTTATATAAAAACGGAGGAATAGTTATGGCATGGGTAGCAAAAGATTATATCGGAGAATGGATATTCAACAGCAAGCCTGATATGTGGGCTGGTGATTGTATCGAACATAATTATTGGTTACCACAAGATAGATATGGAGCTTATGGTTTTCAACTTCCACAAGGTAGCATTAAAAAGCTCATCGGAAGAGAGTTATCTTGTAGCGATGAGCCAGTAAAACTTAAAGAAGAATAGTTATGGCAACATATAGAATAGTAGATATGTATCGTAAAAGCAAGGCTGTTAAAGGCATACATTACGATTCTGAGGATAATCCAATCCTTGCTTATCGTGTAGATAAAAGACATTCATTGTTATTTGGACTTATCCATTATTGGGACTATGGCGCATATAACCTTTGCCCAGACTATTTGTTTTCTTCGATTAATAAAGCAAAAGAAGCTATATTGAAGGTAGATAAAAGTAAAATAATAACAATTTTATATGAATAGCTTATGAAAATAAAAAACATAAAATTCAAGGCTAAGCAGCTCAACTCAGGAAAATGGTTTGAGGGCGATTTAGTACGTCTTGGGAATAGGGTATGTATAGGAGGAGACCATATAAAAGATGGTATAACTGACGTTGACCCTTCTACAGTCTGTATGTTCACAGGGTTGAAAGATTGTGAAGGAAATGAGATTTGGGAAGGTGATATTATAAGTAGCCCACACTTTGAAAGGGTAGCCACAGTAAAATGGGATGATTCTTTATGTGGTTTTAAATGTTCAGATGTTACTGGGAATATTAATTTTTCTTTTACAGCTATTGCTCACTGTTCTGAATGGTCAATTGTTGGTAATAAATTCGATAAAAAGAAGTAGCGTATGGAAAATAATATGTTTGAAGATATTGTCGCTGAAGGCAATATAGTTGTGATAAATAATGATTGGATTGTGTTATGTAAGCGTTGGAGACCAGAGTGTTACAATCTCTTCTGCTATCTTTATCTTCATAAGGAAGATAAGAATTTAATGGTAGGCTCTCATTTCACAATGACCGAGGATAAAAAGAAATCTACTCGGTTGGCTACCAACGAGGAGCGTCTTATGCTTTTTGAAGAAATGTTCAAGTATGGAATTGCTTTCGGTAAGCACGACCATCATTTGATTGGAAAGTTATGGTAATTGTAAGATAAAATAGTGTATGGAGAAACGAATAATTTTAGACGAACAAGATATGAATGAGTTTACAAAGATTTTCGCAAAGACAATAGAAGATGAAGCTATCAAGCAGATAGAAGTTCTATCCAATAGCGATGCTTACTCTGGTTGTGAAATAAGAATAATGCCAGATTGTCACGCAGGTAAAGGCTGTACTATTGGCACGGTGATAGAGCTGGACAAAAGAGTAGTTCCTAACACCGTAGGAGTAGATATAGGTTGCGGAATGAAAGTCGTTAGACTTGGTAAAGTTGATATTGACTTGCAGAAATTTGATGAAGCAGTCAATAAGTTGATTCCGTCTGGTTTTAATGTCAACGAGGGAGAAGTATCAGCCTACATAAACGGATTGGTTGATGGTTGTATGTTTGGCAAATTCCGTGCTTGGGATTGTCTTGACAGCATGGAAATAGTATATCGTTCTGTTGGTTCTCTTGGTGGGGGTAATCACTTTATAGAGTTAGATGCAAACGAAGAGGGTGAGAAGTTTCTTGTGATACATACAGGAAGTAGAAACCTTGGAGTTAGGGTATGCAACTATTACCAAAACCTTGCTTACCAGTATTGCCACAAGAAGGCTGCCGATAAGTCGGAGGTTATTGCCAAGCTAAAAAGCGAAGGCAGAGAGAATGAGATACAGAGTGTTATTAAGTCATTAGGTACTAAAAATATAAGCAAGGAACTTTCTTACTTGGAGGGCGATTTGCTTGATGATTACTTAAATGATATGCGTATAGTTCAGAAGTATGCCGAGCATAATAGAAGAATTATAGCTAACAGACTCGTCAATGCTCTAGGTGTGGATATTGACCCAAATTCAGACAAGCATTCTTTTACAACCATTCACAACTATATAGATACAGACAAGGGTATATTGCGAAAGGGAGCTATCAGTGCAAAAAAGGATGAGGTAGTCATTATCCCAATGAATATGCGTGATGGTTCTCTTATCTGCAAGGGAAAAGGTAACAAAGATTGGCTATGCTCTGCCCATCATGGCGCAGGTAGATTAATGTCTCGTACACAGGCAAAGAAAGAGTTATCTATGGATTCTTACAAGAATGAAATGAATGGTATTTATTCCACATCAGTTTGTGAAGAAACCATTGATGAAGCACCTATGGCATACAAGCCAACCGAAGAGATTGTTGAGCTAATAAAACCTACGGTTAATGTGATAGATGTCATTAAACCAATTTACAACTTTAAAGCAAAATTATAATGAGCAAGGAAACATTTGACTTCTCGGAGGCTCTGAGAAGAATGAAGGAAGGAAAGAAAGTGAGACGTAAGATTTTTGCGGACGGCACATACGCATACATTGATAAGAACTATCTTGGTTCAGAGGCATTAATGTATAATAGCATAGGAAGAGCAACACCAGTCTTATGGTTGCTTCCTGAGACTATTCTCGCAACAGACTGGGAGGAGGTGTGAGAATGAAGATTAGATTAGCAAAGAAGATAATGAAAGCAGACACTTATGCTGATTATCCAAGTAAGCATCCTTTACCTTACTGGAAAGCGAAGTTTAAGGAAGCTTATAACGAGCATGGTTGTGTTATGTTCTGTGAAGGTTCGAGCAAGTGTAAATATCGCAACAAGTTCGACCATCGTATCAAAAAGGCAATAAGTTTAACAAAATAAGTAGCGTATGAAGAAGATTTTATTATTATTTGTATCGGTTATATTCCTGTTCGTTTCTTGCAACGATAACAAAGGAATTAATGTTCCAACATCAGACTCTATTAATGAAATTAAAGTAGAGAAGCTATTTGTTGTGGATGGTATAACCGTATATCGTTTCTATGATGGTGGCAGAGTGGTTTATTTTACCAACAAAAAAGGTGTGGTAAAGGCTCTTCATGACGAATATGACCCTGTAACAAAAACCACAAGAACAAAGGTAGTAGAAACTTTATGTAACGAAGAATAGTTATGGTTAAACCTTACAGAATCAAGCATAAGGCTAGCGGATATTTCTACCAACGTTACAACGGAAGTAACCTTGGTAAGAAAGGCAAGGTGTATATGAATAATCAATCACCACTTACAATGTGTGATAATGAGAACTTTATACGTATTCAGATTCGTCACAACACTTTAGCTTATAAGGCATTGAAAGATATGCTTGCTAAATATATTATAGGTAAAGATGATGAGTGTGAATATCATAGTACATCTTACAGAGTTCCAAAAAGTGAATTTGAAAAAGAAGAATTATAGCGTATGGAAAAGAAAGTATTGACCCTCACCGTCAGTAAGCAATGGTTCGATATGATTGCGGACGGAAGAAAGAATGAAGAGTATCGGACAATAAAAGGATATTGGGTAAAACGCCTTTTCTTATTATGGAATGAAGATACTTGTACCAACGAGAAGATACCCACTCATTGCGTTAAAAACTGGGATAGTATTAGCCCCGAAATGGCTAACTATTGCATCAATAGTCCATATTACAAGGCTGTTCCTTACACCCACGTCCTCTTCATCAACGGCTACCGCAAGGATAGTCCACGAATTGAGAAGGAGATTGATAGTATTACCATCGGCAAGCCGAAGAAAGGTCTTTGCCCAGGCAGGTGGTTGGACCATGAGTTTTTCATTATTAAGTTCAAGTGATATGAATTACATACAATGTGATGAATGTAAATATAGATTAGTCTGTAACGGAGAGCCACTTACTAGTGGAAGTACAGGAAGTTGCGACCATCATGTTATCAGCAATACTCCTATATTTCCAAAGATTAAAACACCACCAGATGAAAGATACGCTGACATTTGGAATTGGTAAATATTCATAAATTAAGTTTAAGGGATATGTTTATTCTAACGGAACAAGAAATACTAGATGCCATCAAGAATTGTCATGATGCAGATTTTAGGATGGCTCTTATTCGTATGTTGATACCTCCTGCGCCTATAGTTAAACATCGGCATTGTTGTCCAGAATGTAATGGAGAAGGAAACAAGACGTGCGGTATTTGTCATGGGATGGGTGTTGTATACTTAGATTGGTAAAAAACATTAAATAGAAATGATATGGTAGCAATTAAAGTATCTTCCGAGAGCATTCAAGAATTATGGGAATGCCCGGACGTTTCAGAGTTAGTAAAGACTATCAGCGGAGACCGCACGAAGCAGACGTTGATAGTTAGGTTGAAAAATCGAGAGTTCTATGTCCCTGATGGATTCTATCTCGTGAAAGACGAGAATGACCAATGGAGCACACTCAGCCCATCACTGTACGAACTTATAAAAGACAAGGTTCATGGCGAGAAGTGAGGAAGATATCCGGGAATACCATAAAAGGTACTACCAGGAGCATAAGGAACATTTATTAGCAAGAATGGAAGTCTATCGTAAAGAGAACGCTGAAAGGATTGCTGCAAACAGAAGATATAACAGAAAGAGAAAGAAAGCCTTGGGCGGCTTAACGAACCCAAATATTAAATAATGAGTAGAGGAAAACATTTTAGTGCAGAAGAGATTGAGTTCATCAAGGTTAACGCTTTGGTGATGACGACAACGGAGATTGCAAAGCAGCTCAATCGTAATTATTGGGCCATCCATCGAAAGATGAAGGAAATGGGTATCAGCAAGAGCCACGTGTTTACTGCTGACGAGGATTTCATCATTCGCAGAATGTATGGTAAGTACCCGGTAAAAGCCATTGCTACCAAGATTGGCGTGGACGAGAACGCTATTTACAACCGTTGCAAGAAGCTTAAGCTAACGAAAGGAGGTGCGCAATGATTGTCATAGTTACCGCTATGGATAAGGAATACGACCTTATCAGCGAATGGATTGTAAAGAATTGGCTTGACTACAAAAATGTTCAAAACATAGCTTTAATCAAGTCTGGTATTGGCAAGGTTAATGCGGCATCTTGCTTGACAGAATTTCTTTCGTCGAATACGTCCAGCAAAGTTACAAGAGTTATCTCGGTAGGATGTGCCGGTGCTGCCGTTGCGGGATTGAAACCTGGTAATGTCGTGATTGGCAATTCGTACTGCTACCACGATGTATATTGCGGAGAGCCGAATGCCAATGGGCAAGTTCAAGGTATGCCGGCAGTCTTTCCTTCTGATTTCTCCTGGATTGATATGGATGAAAGATTCCGATTAGGAACAATAGCTTCGGGAGATAAGTTTGTCACTACGAGAGAGCAGGTATTGGCAATTAAGGAGTTTCTTCCTAATTCTTATAACGTATGTGCTATTGACATGGAGTCTGCTGCCCTCGCGCAGGTATGCTACAAGAAGGGTATTGGTTTTACGTCCATTCGAGTTATTAGCGATAATCCCCTGGAGCCGAACCAGACCGAGCAGTATGCAGGTTTTTGGGATAGTCTTGCCGAAAAGGCATTTAGTGTTGTTTGTAAATTATTAGAGAATGATACCAAGTTTTAAAGTTGATCATACGAAACTGAAGCCAGGTCTTTATGTTTCGAGAGTAGATAAATGGGGCATGGAAACTGCTACCACATTCGATATTCGCGTGTGCAAGCCAAACAAAGATATGATGTCACCTGCTGTAGCGCACACAATAGAGCATTTGATGGCGGACTACCTACGCAATGATAGCCCTCTTAGCAATTCCGTTCTGTATTTTGGACCGATGGGTTGTCTTACAGGTTTCTATCTTATCCTTAAAGGTACGTGGACTTCAAAGCTCATAAAGGAAATGATAGTAGAAGCCTTCAAGGCTTGTTCGCTATCAAAGACGATTCCAGGTGCATCGGAAGTGGAATGCGGTAATTACAAGCTCAACGACTTAAAAGGAGCAAAAGAGCTATGTGATATGTTCTCCGTATATCTATCCACAGATGGACCGGATAAGCTCAATTATCCAGATTAATATTTATATGTAACCATAAAGTATTTAATCATTAAGTATATTTCCTTGCAATATATTTGGTGATTAAATACTTTTTTTATAATTTTGCAGCATTACTTATTGCTATCGCTTCGTACTGGGATATTTCTTGAATTTTATTGTTCAATTAAATATTTAGTTAGAATGAAAAAAAGAACGAAGCAAGTTTTAGTTATTCTGAAACCCAAATCAAAGGCGTTGGGGTTCAGTAGAGAGGAGTTAGAGGGTATTGCTGCCGATGTTGCCAATAACTTAGAACTCGATGAAGAAGCCTCAGACGAGGATGTAAACGCAGAGATTGAAAAGCAGGTTAATGCGGTTCTTCCTTATCTTAAGATTGCGCAAAAGACTGCGCAGCGTACTATCCAGAGTTTTAAGGATAGTCAAGACTTGGATGACGACGAGGTCGATGACGATGATGATGACCCTGCCGGCAACAAGAAACCAATCCGCAAACAGAAGAAAGAGAAAGAAGAGCAGGTCCCAGCATGGGCGCAGGCACTCATTACTCAGAACAAAGCCTTGCAGACCGAAATCCTCGGTTTGAAATCAGAGCGTGAGAATGATGGCCGCCGTTCTAAGCTGAAGGCACTCCTTAAGGACAAAGGTACGTTCGGAAAGACTGTCTTGAAGAATTTCGACAAGATGAAGTTCGAGAACGAATCTGAGTTCGATGATTTCTACGACAGTGTTGTGGAGGACTTGGCAGCTATCGATCAAGAGCGTGCTAACGAAGGTCTCGGAAAACTTGGTGCTCCTGCGGCTCAGAGAAAGCCTAAGAAGGATGAGGTTGAGGTTATCAAGGACAATGAGATTGATGAGCTTGCCGAAACAATGTAATCTTTAAATTTTAAAAGTTATGTATGGCGTAAGCAAGACAGAAACGTATGATTCAGGCAAGGAGTCTGTAATCATCAGAAATTACGTGAATGGCATCATGGGTGGTGTCATTCTTGACATGACAGGTTTCTCTGGAGAGTTCATCCAGTGCGGACACATTATCATTCGTGATACCAAGTCTGGCGAGTACAAGCCTATGCCGGTAACAGGTGAGGCTTATGCTTCATTGCCGGAAAATCACGAGTATGTAGGTGTCTGTATGACAACTGCTCCTGCAGATACCCCTCATGTAGGTGTTATGACGGCAGGTGAGGCTAATGATAAGGCTGTCCCTTATCCTGTCGATACGATCAAGGCAGCTTTGAAAACAGCCGTTCCTACTCTTCAGTGGGGACACGATGCAATCGGTTAAGGAGGTGATTTATGCAACAGAGTTCTTTATTTCTTAAGTATATCTTGAGTTTCTTCCCAATCTTGAAGACATTGATTGAGAAGATTAACGGAAAGCGCAAGAACGAGATGACGTATCTCCACAAGGATACATCCATTCTCCGCCGCGTTTATTCTACCGACAACAAATGGGAAGCCGACACAGTTGATACCTCTTACGTAGCTGCTGACTACGTGGCAGTGGATTCTCCGGTTCCTTTGAAGTCTCGTGACAAGATTTCAACCGCCAACGGCAAACTGCCAAAAGTTGGTATGAAGAAATTCTTGAAGGAGTCAGATATCCTCGCTCTCAGACTCATGGAAGCACAGGGCGGTCAGATAGCAGAGATTCGCCGTAAGTTGGCGCAGGACCCGGTAGCTTGTAATGTCGGTGTTGATGAGCGTAATGAGTACGCCCTTCTGTATGGTCTTTCTAACGGCTACGTAGCTGTTCGTGACGACGATAATCCAAAGGAGTTGCTCCGTATCAAGTATCAGTACTTGCCAGAAAATCAGCTCGGCATCAGCAACGTTGATAATGGTGTTACAGTTGCAGACTTGAAGGAATGTATCGAGCGAGCATCGAATGATGGCAATACTATCTTGATCTTCTGGATTGGTAAGGCTAAGTTTGACGAACTGAAGAAGGCACAAGACGCTCGCGAGCTTGTTGCTAACTACAAGGGTCAGACTTACGATTCCAACACAAAGCTCCCAGTTCCTACTGCCAACGTATTCCAGGAGGCATTCTTGGACGAGACCGGTGTATCATTCCGCATCATCAACCGTACTGTCCGCTTGGAGCATGATGGTGTGAAGAAGAGCGTTAAGCCTTGGAACAACGATATGATTATCGGTGTCTGCTCACAGATGATTGGTGCCCTCGTTTACGGTCAGGTAGCAGAGGCAACCAACAGAGTGGCAGGTGTAACCTATCAGCAGATTGATTACAAGCTTATCTCTCAGTATTCAACAACTGATCCGTTGCGTGAGACAACTGCGGTGCAGGCATACTGCTTGCCTGTCATCGAGGACGTTGATACAATCTATCAGATTAATACTAAGCTGGCAGACCCAGACGTTTCGGTTGATACCGAAAAGGAGAAAGCAGATACAGAGGACGCTAAGGTAACAATCTCTGATGTGACCTACAAGAAGCCGGAGGCTATCACAACCCTCAACGCTCTTGGTGCTACACTTCCTAGTGACGCCAGCGACAAGGAGGTTATTGATGCCTATAACGAGCTTCCTCCTGTGAAGAAGAAGGAGTTCAAGGAAAAGGCAGCTAAAGCTGAGGAGTAATCATGAAGACGGTCGGACAAGCTTTGGTGGATGAGGTACACATACCTATCCCCTATGGTTTCGTGGAAAACGCCTGCATAAAGCGTGACCTCGATATCGAATCAGAGTTCACTGGTGACGTTGCCAGAAGTGACGCCTACAAAGGAACGCTTGCCGACTGTCTGCTTTCTCTCATACAAGCCGTTAGCTTCTCCGAAGCGGACAAATCAATAGGTTCTCTCTCGGAAGACCAGCGAAAGGCTATATTAGTTCAAGTCAATCGTTTATATAACTCTATCGGCGAGGAGGAGGTTTCACTTACTCCGAAGCCGACAGTTTACATTAATTGCTGATGAGTCTATTGAGTTTTCATGCCTCAAAGCTATACCGGCAGCAGAAGGTAGCTGGCTATACAGATGATGATGGAAATTATCACCAGGGCAAGACCGAGTGGAAGTTCTGCTGCACTTGTGATGTAGTTCCTGCTGGCGAGGCCAACAAGTTAGTTACATCTGACGGTTCTATTGATTACTACTCCTACGAAGTGCATAACTTGCCCGTAGGAATTGAAAAGTTCTCATATGGGGATTTTATCAAGCTAGAAATTTTAGGGGCTGAGGAGGTAATTATCAAGGTCAAGGGATTTCATCGTTATCAACTTCAGTGTAAGATATGGGCATAAGAATGACAACCAGCGCTTCCGCTCTCGATGCCTTCCTACAAAGAGCCGCAAGGAAGATACAGGAGAATGTGCTTAAGGCATTGAGCAAGCTAGGAGACGAATCTGTGGTTAGAATCCGTAACAGGTCTGCCAAGGAAAGCTGGATAGACCATACGGGCAACCTAAGAAGTTCTATTGGCTTCGCCGTGTACGAGCAGGGAAGTAAATATATGGAATCAGCCTTTTCGCAGGTTCTCAGTGGCACAGACGGCTCTGCAAAGGGCAAGAAGATGATCAATGACCTTGCTAAGGAATATTCCAGGGTTTATGCTTTGGTAGTCGTTGCCGGAATGGAATACGCAGGAGAGGTGGAAGCCTTGGAAAGCAAGGATGTCCTCGCATCTACGAAGCTATGGGCCACATCCATTGTAGAGCAGCGTGTGAAGACAGCAATAGACTCAGCAGTTAATGAAATAAACAAGTGGAAGATATGAAATCAGACGGAGCAATTAAGACAGATGTTTACCGGTACATCAACGAAAGCGGTTTCATGAACAACGTCAATGGCAAGCTGTCAAAGACGATGAGACCGCATAATTCTCATAAGGAAGATGTCGTTATCTCCATCTTGGCTAATGAGGGAACGCAGCTTCAAACGGCAATTATAAATGTAAATATATATATACAAGACCAGGACGTAGATGGGCAGTTCGAGGAGAACACTATCAGAGTTGACGAAATCTGCAAACTGGCTTGGAATCTCTTGGAAATGTTCAGAACGAGCGAATATGTTGCCCACGCTATTGAGCAGAGGGTATATGCAGCAAGCACGGGAGAACATGTAATAAATAATCAAGTTGAATATAAACTCATAAACGATTAAATTATGTCAGTAACATCATGGGGCAAATGCACTATCTACGTTCAAGAGGTAGGTAGCAAAAAGAACGAGTGGACTAAGCTCCCAACTCCAAAGGATGGCACTACTACTGTTACTCCAACGAAAGGCGATACTATGACCCAGGTTGAGGAAGGTGGCGGAATTGTTGACCGCAAGACAAAGAAGTCTACCTACGAGGCTGCATATCAGCTCTTCATCAAGAAGAACCAGTCGCAGCCATTCAAGACAATCGACGGTACCGTAGAGGGTAACTACCGTTTGGCTATCCAACCGGAAGACGCCGAGCTTCCTGGCGTTTACATGGGTAATACCACAATCGGTGCAGAAGAGGCCTATACAACTGAGAGCGGTGCTCTTATCACGTACACTCACTCAGCTCTCATTCCAGAGGGTGACGTGGTGGCTAAGACTGTAAACGCAAAGGGTGAGGATGTCTATTGTGCTTACCGCTGGCGTGTCATCACTGCCACAAAGGGAACAGGTGAAAAGTATGCCTTGACTTTCAAAAAGCCGCAGGATGGCAATACCGCTCCTGCTGAAATCACGGAAACTTACGAAGAGACATAGGCATATCCTAATATCCCTTCCGCCGACTGAGGGTTATCAGCCGGCAACTTACCCAAGTAGCTCAGTTGGGAGAGCGAGACCAAATAGTCCGTCGCATGCAAAAAAATCCAGGGTCTTCAAAAGCTGGTTGAAAGACGCAGGTTCGAGTCCTGCCTTGGGTGCCAACAATTTAAATTCGAGTGATATGGAAGAGTTAGGAATCATTATATCGAATACGCTCACAGATATGCCGATAGGCTTTGATACTGAGCACGCTCACGTTAACATCTACCCTACTACACTGGGCATGATGTACCTAACGTCGCAGTTAGTAGATAGTTTGGAGCTAGACAAAGAGTTACTTCAAGCTGATCCATTCTTGGAAGCATTGCGAGTTGCAAACACCAAAAGGGAGACATGCTGCAGATTGATTGCATATCACTCACTCAATACAAAGAACGAAATACTAGACTCCAAATGCGTAAGCAGGCAGACGGAGTTAATCTTCAAAGAATGCTCCAACGAGGATATAGCCACTCTTCTCATCATCATCCTTAAGGCTAACTCATACCAGACAATAGCCAAAGAGACAGGAATGGAAGAAGAAGCGAAGCGTATGGCAAAGGTCAACGCAGCAAAGAAGTCGGAGAATAGCTTTATCTTCGGAGGCAAGACAATATGGGGAACTCTCATAGACGCTGCTTGCGAAAGATACGGATGGACTTTCGATTACGTGGTATGGGGAATATCGTATAACAACCTGACTCTCATGCTCAAAGACAAGATTACTTCAATCTATCTGTCTGACGAGGAGAGGAAGAAAGCCCATATACCGGCAGCAGGGGAAGAGGTCATCGATGGCAACAACAAGGAGGCGGTCATGAAGGCGGTGATAGAGTCCGAGACCGAGATTTAACCGAAGTCTTCCTGCGCACGCACGTAAAGTTCCCATATCGAACACTCACATGTGGTGTTTCCCCGGCGATTCTTTATAACAGAGTATAAATTCAAGGAAAAATAGAACATTATGCCAAGCATTAAATTCGATACAATAGTCGAGACAGCCAAGGTCGTTTCCGGTTTTCGAGACATTCAGAACGCAGTTCATCAGACTGCTGAGAGGGTTGAGAAGGACGGAAAGTCTATTGACGATGTAATCTCGAATATACAGAACAGTATGAACATTGCCATTGGCGGTTGGAGCATTGGCAAGTTCGTCAATCAGATGATGCAGGTCCGCGGTCAGTTCCAGCAGACAGAAATGGCATTCAAGACGATGTTGCAGTCTGAGGAGAAAGCTGATGCTCTCATGAAGCAGTTGATCCGCACAGCAGCCGTCACACCTTTCGGGGTTGAAGACGTTACAGAGGGAGCCAAGCAGCTCCTTGCGTTCAACGTAGCAGCCGAGGATGTCAACAAAACGCTTATCGGATTGGGAGACGTGGCGGCAGGTATGGGTCTGAACCTTAAAGACCTCGTGATGCTTTACGGAACAACCATCGCCAAGGGTAAGATGGACACGATGGATTTGTATCAGTTCCTCAACCGAGGTATTCCTATCGCAGATGAGATAGCCAAGGTTATGGGTCTTGACGTTACTAATGCAATCAAGGAGGTCCAGAAGCAAATCAAGGCTGGCAAGGTTACCAGTGACATCTTCATCCAGGCAATGCAGAGTATGACCGCCGAGGGTAGCAAGTTCGGTGGCTTGATGGAGGCTCAGTCCAAGACTATTACCGGTCAGATAAGCAACATTGAGGATGCCATCGAGCAGATGTTCAATGACCTCGGCAAATCCCAGGAGGGTGTTATCAATACCGGATTGGGAGTCGTTTCCACCCTCGTTGAGAATTGGGAGACGGTAGGCAAGGCTGTAATGGTCGCTGTTACAGCATACGGAGCCTACAAGGCTGTCGTGATAACTCTTGCTGCTATAGAAAAGGCTCGCATTGCGCTTAATACAGCAGTTAGGTTCATTGAGCTTGCTAAAGCAGTAAGCAATGCAACACAAGCAATGAGAGTGTTCAATTTAGCTTGCAAGACAAATATTTTAGGGTTTGTCGTAGGAACAGTATTATCCGCCATTGTCGCACTCAAGCTGTTTGGCAATAGCGCTGAGGATGCAGCAACCAAGACCTCCAAGTTTACCGAGAGTGCAAATGAAGCATCAAGCAAGGTCGAGTCGCTAATCTCCATTCTGAAGACTGCAAAGGAAGGCTCCAAGGTTTACAAGGACACCATCAAGGAGCTGTCAAACATCTATGACAGCTACGGGATTGCTATTGACAAGATCAAGGAAGACGAGAGCAACCTTGTGGATGTTAAGCAGCAGGAGATAGATAAATCTAAAGAACTCGTCGAGCAAATCAAGCTGGAGGCTACAGAGCGCAACAGAGCTAATGCAATCTCCAAGGCTAACGAAGACTACAACAACCGTGTTGATAGTGCTCAGCAAGCCCTTTTGGGTAAGTTGAAGGATTATGGAACCTCTAGCAGCGGTATAGCCGTCGGCATACAGAACATCGTATCTGACTCGGTTATCAAGCAGCTTGACGACTTAGCACAGAAGATGGCTGGCTTGAATGAGCATTCCAAGGAATACCAATCCTATATGCGTCAATACAACCAAGTAATAGGGACGATGGTAGATAAGACGGTAGGACTTGCTAAATCTTTTGGGATTACGGACAGCAAAACAAAAGATGCGAGAGAAGCATTAGCAGGCTATCTGTATGAGTTACGTACTGCCAAGAAGATACATGCCGAGGAAATCGACAATGTTAACAGGGCGGCAGATGCTACCGAGGATTTCGGAAACAAGGCCACATCTACCAAGAACAGAATAAATGCTTTGCAGAAGCAACTCCAGGGTGCCGGCGAGGATGTACACGTTCTCTACAACCGTGTCAAGGAGTTCATGCAGAACTATTCCGAGAACAACATCAACTTCCACGTCAACTTCGATGCCAAGATACCATCGTGGATGCAGAATATGAATATTCCGGAGCTAGGACGCTTAGGTAAATACTTCTCTGCTTTGGCACGCGACCTTGCAAACAACAAGAAGTCTGGTGCGCTGGTCAATGGTAAATGGATGTCAACCAACGATATTGCCCAGCGAGGATGGGATTATACCAATGCGGCGAACACTAAGCAGACCAAGGCAGAAGACGATGCTAAGAAGAAGCGGCGTGAGAAGGAAGAGGCAGAAGCCAATGCCAAGAAGAACGCTTCCAAAGCCAAGAAAGCAGCCGCCGATGCCAAGAAGCAGGCAGAAGACCGCAAGAAGGCCCAGGAGGAACTGAACGAGGATTTGAAGCAGCTGCAGCAGGAAAATATCGACACCGATATATCTCAGATGCAGGAAGGCACGGAGAAGAAGCTTGCTCAAATCAAGAACGACTATGCCAAGCGCAAAGCTGAGATTGATAAGCAGGAAACAGAGTTCAAGAAGAAAAACAAGGAAGCTGGCAAGAAAGCAACCCTTACCTCCGCTCAGTCTGATGCTCTCTCCAAGGCTAGAGAGCTCGCTACCCAAGAGTATAACAAGAAGCTTGATGAGGTCAACAGGGAAGCCCTCACCTCTATGCGCGACTACTTGAAGGAGTATGGTTCTCTCTATCAGCAGAAGCAAGCCATTGCCGAGGAGTACGAAGAGAAGATTGTCAAGGCTCAGACGAAAGGCGAAAAGCTCTCTCTTCAGCAGCAGAGAAAGAAGGACCTCCAAACCATCGAGATAAATGCCATCAGACAGAACATCGATTGGGGAAGCGTCTTCGGAGACTTCGGTGCTATGTTCAAGGACCAACTTGAACCTACCATTGAGAAGCTGCAAGAGCTCTCAAAGAGCACAACAGATGTTAATGAGCAGAAGACTATACAGGAACTTATCTCCAAGTTACAAGGCTCTGCCACCATCTGGAATAGTGACATCTTTAAGAAGGTTTCGGACGACATCAACTCCTATCAGTCAGCCATGCAGGGCTATATTGATGCACAGGAGCGAGAGATTGAAGCCACGAAAGCCGTTACCAAGGCGCAGGAAGACCTCGCTAAGGCTAAGAAGATCGGTGATAAGACAAGTATCAGCAAGGCTGAAGCCAACCTCTCTAGAGCGCAGGGCGTACTCGCTACCGCATCTAACAACGTTTTGGAGTTTGGTTCATCAGTTCAGAAGGCATCATCAGACTTGCAGACATCTGCACAGAAGGCAGTTTCTCAGTTCCAACAGCTTGAAAATGGTTTGCAGGGTCTCACATCGGGGTCACTCAAAGGCATAGGAAACTCCATTCTAGGACTTGACAAGCTTTTCGGCGGCAACATGCAGAAGGACGTTGCCAACACTCTAGCAAAGGGCATCCAAGGGTTGCTCGGTAAAGATAGTGACGCAGCCAAATCTCTGACGAAAGCTTTAGGGGATAGCGGTATGGCAGGTGAAATAATCTCCGCAATACTCGGCATCCTCGATATTCTGAAAGATGGCTTCGGAACACTCATAAGCAACCTCATGGAGACGGTCTTTGGCGCAGTAACGGGCATCCTTGATGATGCTTTGTCGGGTGACATTGTTATGAAGCCATTGAAGAGCATCGGGAACAATGTTTCTCATATCCTCAACACGCTTTCATTCGGTGGTTTCAATAGTCTGTTCGGTGGAGATGGAAATGCAAAGAAAGTCAATGACACCATCGAAAGACTGACAGACAGAAATACCCTCTTGCAGCAATCCATCGAGGATTTGACTGATGCAATGGAAAACTCCTTTGGCTCCAAGGCAACCTCCTACTACGAGCAAGCCTACAAGAATCAGCAGGAGACCAATCAGAACTACCTCGACATCGCAAAGGCACAGGCAAGCTATCATGGTTCGCACCACTCATGGAACGCTTATTGGGGCGGCTTCGGTAGTGACGAGATGGATTGGATCAAGAAGAACATCAAATCAGATTTCAATGGCGACCTTTTCTCCCTCAGCCCAGAGGAAATGAAGCTCCTCCGTGGCAACGTTGCCATTTGGGAGCATATCGAGAACACAGGAAAGGGTAACTATGGTGGGCGTCTGACGGAGAAGTTGAATGACTACATAGACCAAGCAGGCAAGCTGGAAGAGTTGTCAGAGCAGTTCAAGGAGAACCTTACTCAGATTTCCTTCAGTGGAATGAGAGATAGCTTTTTGACGGACCTTATGGACATGAAGAAGGATGGTAGCAACTTTGCTAGCGAAATGGCAGATGATTTCGCAGAAAAGATGCAGAAGTCCCTTCTCTCTTTCAGTATGGAAGACCTTATCAATGGAGACTTGAAGAAACTCTACGATGATTGGGCAAAGGCTATGAAGGATAAAAACGGAAAGCTAACCAAAGAAGATGTAGATGCTTTCTATAAGCGTTACGATGATATTGTCCAGGAAGGCTTGAAGAGACGTGACGAGTGGGCAAAGGTGACAGGCTACACTGGTTCCTCATCCTCATCACAGACCGCAACAAGCGGAGGATGGGCATCTATGGGGCAAGATACCGCAGACGAGCTGAATGGTCGCTTCACGGCTCTACAGATTGCAGGAGAGTCTATCGCTCAGAACATGACTACCACCATATCACAGATGGAGAGCATCGTTACACTCGGTATCTCAACCAATGGTGCAGTATTGGAGATTAGAAACATGATGATTATGACAAACAGCTACCTCGAAGACATCGTGAAGTATTCAAAGCTCACATACAATGACTTCGGAGCCAAGCTGGATGACATGAACAGAAGATTAAAGGATATTTGACCTCTATAGGCTTTTCGCTTGTCAGCCCTTACAACTATACCCAACAATAGCAAAAGCGGCTCACAGCGAAGCCTATGAGGTTATTTAATGATTAAATAGTTATGACTAACGGACAACTTTATATCAATGGCAAGGATGCCTACCTTACGTGGGGCATCTTCTTAGATGAAACCGCCCTCAGTACGCTCATGACCCCTGCACCAAACAAGGAGTTCATCAGCAACAAGTATCGCTCAAAGGACGGCAAGTCGGTTATCAAGCACAATCCTAGATTGGATGAGAGGGAGATAACGCTGGCATTCAATATGACCGCCAAGGACTCAGATACGTTCATGACGAACTATGCTAGGTTCTGCGAGGAGGTTCTTGCCAAGGGGGAGTTGGTTATCCGTACCCGATTCCAGCCTAATGTATGGTATCGGTGTATCTATCTCTCCTGCACACAATTCAGTCAATTCATTCGGGAAATGGCAAAGTTTAGCCTAAAGCTCAACGAGCCAGACCCTAGTGACAGAGGTGAAACAAGTAAATATACAAGCTAATGATTCAGATTAAGAGAAATAACAAGGTATTCTTCACATTAGAGGACTTCGGCGAGGGTTCTAAGCTGTCATATCAGCTTATGGACCACCACTACATCATCTTGAAGTTCACTACGGCTACTCCTATCTATTTCGAGATTGGGGACTCCGTGGAGATTCCTGACTTCGGCTACTTTGAGCTTACATCATCATACTTCCCTAAGCACAATGATAGTGATGGCTACGACTACGAAATGCAGATGGATGCCTACTATATGTCTTGGAAGAATAAGCTTTGCAAGTATCGCCCTCAGCACGGAGCCAACGAGACCTCCTTCAACCTCACCACAACGGTAGGCGTACACATGAACGTCATACTTGGCAACCTAAAGGCGCTAGGTCTTACGTACAATGGCAAGGAGTTCTCTGTTGACTACACTACGTACAACAACAAGGCTTTCGATGTTCAGAAGAGATTTTTGATCGAGTACGGCTCCATCAGTATTCTCGATGCTCTCAACGCCATCTGTTCCGAAGACGCACTCAACTGCGAGTGGTGGATAGATGGCTCTATTATATACCTTGGATATTGCGAAATGGAAGGACAGACAACATTCGAGCAGGATGTTAATGTTCTGTCTATGTCCTATTCGGAATCCAAGTCAACTTATATCACGAGACTGTACGCATTCGGCTCAGATAGGAATATTCCGAAAGGATATTTCACTGGTGCCGATGCGGACGTCACCACCGATGGTGTTGCTACTGATTACCTCATGCTCCCTAACAAGGAAGTGGATAGTGATGGTTTCTACGCCAAGGATGGCTATCTGGAGAACGTGAATGTCGTGAAGAATGACAAGCAGGCTATCGAAGGTGTCGTTATGTTCGATGAAGAATATCCGAAGGTTGAATGCAGGGTCAGCAGTATCAAGACCTATGATAGCACCGTTGATAACGAAGACGGAACGAAGACTACACAGACATTTTGGCAGGTCACTTCTACAGACTCTTTCACTAATAACTTCAAGGAGAGTTGGATAAAGAGTAACCTCACCTTAGGCATCAAGTTCACTAGCGGTGCTCTCATGGGTATGGAGTTCGATGTCAGCTTCAAGGTTATCGACAAGGTTAACTACTTTGAGATTGTGGCAAACGATACCTACGGAAGAACTCTTCCCGATGGCGTTATGTGCCCAAAGGTTGGTGATAAGTACTTTCTGTTCAACTGGGACGCAACCAAAATTACAGATACGGACCTCATCCCTACTGCTCAGTTGTCTCTGTTCGATAGATCGAAGCAGTACTATCAGAAAACCATGATCAGCAACTCAAACTTCACCTGCACGATGGATGGCGATAAGTTCTACAATGATGGAACATACGATTACCATCCTCTCGGTGAGCAGGTAAAGCTGATTAATGATATGTTTGCGCAGGTGGACGCGGATGGTAAGCACTACCGAAACTCTCGTATCATCGGAATGGAGATACCTCTGGACATTCCTTACGACCACCCTCAGTACACGGTTGGCGAGAAGGCAGCTACTAGCCGGTTGGGTAAGTTGGAAGATAAGGTTGACTCTATCACGGTAAACGGCATTCAGATAAGTGGTGGCAATGGTGGTGGTGGCGTCTATGTAATAGGCATGAACGACTCAACACCTCCTACAGACAGTAATGTTCTATCAGCAAGAAAGACTATCCTTAGTTTCTTGTCAAAGCTACACAACGACACTGCGCAGGGATTAATCACATTTGCGAAAGGTCTTATTGCCAAAGGTCTTGCTGATTTGATGATGGGAGCGAAGTTTGGCAACAATGCTATGATTACGGAGTTGGGCGATGCGGTGTTTAATACCATCAAGTCTTTCGATTACGACAACGCGGCTGAACAAGGCTTTTCTGTTGAGAAGGAGAAGAACGGCAAGTATCATGCATTCTTGAGCAACCTAACCATCTGGGGCAAGGCGATATTCCACGAATTAGATGTACGCAAGCTGTCTTATTCGGGAGGCAACATCTATTTATCTGGAGCTGGTAGCAAGCTTATCAAAGTTGTGCCTGTCAAGGAATCGGTATCTGCTGACGGTGTGATATCTTGGGTAGAAACAACTGCGGATGATGCAGAATGCGCTGGCTGGAAATGCTATCTCTTAGCTGACAACGGAACTACTGCCACGATGAACTACTGGCAGGAGGGCGACCAAGTGCGCTGTCAGACTATTGGCGAGATTGTGGCTGGTGGAGCATATAGTGATACAAGTAATAAGAGTTACTGGCGTACTATTCATGATGGTGGCGTATCTACGCAAAATGAGAAGATATACGGCACTAAAACGGAGACTTATCTTGACGAAGCTGGTAAGGAGCAGACGAGAGAAGTACAGGTTGAATTGTACGATGGTCAGGCGTTTGCTTGGATTGTCGTTGGCAAGCATTCCGAAGGCTTAGACGGATATACAGAGAAGAATGCGCCTGTTGAGATAAAGGGAGACCCTGCTGAGGGCGACACAATCGTGCTGGACGGCAACAGACATCGTAATGGCAATCTTGAGTACGACAAGACGGACAGGCAGAACGTGATTATCCTTGAGACAACTGGCGACTATGCTCCTCGTATCGTTTGCTATGCTAATATCTCTGAGTACAAGCATACTATCACAAAAAGCGTAAATGGCGAGAACAAAGAAGTATCTCTGTCGGTATTCGAGACTTCACCGAAGGGTGGAACGAAAATCAATTCCTCACACTTTGAATTGATTTCGGATGACGGCAGTACTATTAATATCATCAATTATAGAGGTGACTGGGTAGAAGGAAATACCTATCATAAGAACGACCAAGTAAATCACAACAATGCCGTTTGGGTGTGTGTTGCCAATTCAGAGGAGGACGTAACAGGTGAGCCTTCTGACGGCTCGACACAATGGAAAAAAGTTCTATCTGGAAGCAAAGGCGAGAAGGGAGACAAGGGCGAGGACGGCGTGGCTTATCAGATAATGATAACGAGCGATACGGGCACGGTGATGATAAACGGCTCGGGCGAAATGACGCTCAAGGCAACGCTGCTGCGCAATGGCGAGGACATAAGCGACACCGTGAGCAACGGCTCATGGTCGTGGTGGCGACAGTCGGCTGACGCTGAAGACGATGCTGTGTGGAATAGGCTACATGAGGGCGTGGGGCGCTCGTGTCTTATCACACGTGACGATGTGAGCAGGCAGGCTCAATTCGGGTGTCGTGTGTACATATCAGACTCAAAGACTATTAATAGTAACATATAATAATATTTAAACAAACAAACGATTATGGCAAAAGTATTAGCTAATGGTCAGATTACTATCGTTGACCTCAATGACGGTAAGGCCGTGCAGTGTTTCACTCAGTGCTCTAAGGGCGAGACTCAGATTTACACTCCCGACACGGGTGTATACACTCCGAACTATTCGGCAAGTGCGCCTAACGTCATCGCAGCTCATGTCTACGTGACTGGCAATGCTTCAGACCAGGCTACGACCTCGGCTTGTACGGGATGGTCGTGGAATGTGGATGGTGCGGCTGCTACCCCAGCGAGCGGTAAGCCGTATCAGCTTAACCTCACAAGCAACATCGCCAAGAACGGCAGCGTGAAGAACATCGAGTGGTCGTGCAAATACACAGACCCGGAGACAAAGGCTACGACTACGTGTATCGGCTACAAGACCATTTCGCTGGCGAAGAGCGGCGGTGCGCTACAGACGGTGCAGATAGAAACTCCCGACGGCAACACGTTCGACTCGACCAACAACAGCAAGACGCTGCGTGCCGTGGCGAAGTTCTTCCGTGGCAACGTGCAGGACACTTCTCTGACTTCTATGACTTGGGAGGTGCTGAATATCAGTGCAGGAACCTGGAGCGCTGTGGCATCGGGCAACGTGAGCACTTCGGGCGGCGTGAGCACTCTGAATGTGCGTGCCAATGACGTGCTTAACTTTCAGACGTTCCGTTGTACGGTGAAGGACGGTACTGATATTGCAAGTGCCATCATCACGTTCTTCGATGCGAGCGACCCGTATGTAGTGGAGGTGTACTCGCTGACGGGCGACAAGATCGTGAACGGTGCCCAGTCGACCGAGCTTTTCGCTCGTGTGTGGAAGGACGGCAAGGTAGTGGAGGATGGTGCAGCGGTGAAGGCAGACAGCACCCATGCCTCGAACTACATCTACAAATGGACGAAGTACAATGCGAGCGGTGTGGCTACCAACTGGAACGGTACGTCAAGTGCGGTAAACGCTTCGACCAAGCCTTACGTCACGGTGGCTGCTACTGACGTGAGCGGCAGAGGTACATTTACTTGTGAGGTGTCAAAATAAGGGCACCTCACCCTTATTTTTTATTAATTAAAAAGATGAAAGTGTATGGCAACATTATTGGCGAGGGGTCAGATAACGATAGCGGCGATAAGGGATGGTGCGCCAGGCCCGCAAGGCAAGCCTGGCAAGCCTGGCAAGGATGCCGTTTCTATTATTGTTGAAGACGCTCCGCTTGTCTTTGATACGGACGATAACGGAATTGTATCTCCTGGTACATCAAAGACAGCGAAAGTAAAGGTAATGAAGGGAAACCAGAATGTCTCAAATCAGTGCATTGGCGTTTCGCCGAGAGATGATATGTGCGTAAATTGCAAATGTTATGTAACGCAGGAGGACGGATATATCACGGTATCTGTATCAGGCAATATCATCGCAAAGGATGACGTGGTTGTTGATGGCGTGAATCATGTGGTTTCCGCGACGTCAGGATATGCGGTTGCGCAGGCTGCTTATGACGGGGTTACCTATTTTGCACAGGTTCCTTTTTCGATTAATGTGGCAAAATTTACTGGCATTGTAGCATTCGACAACAAAAGCTACAAGTCGAAGTTTAAAGAGGTATCAAACAGGCTTGATGGTGCTGCAACAAAATACGAACTGACTCAGGCAAAGTCTGAAATCAAACAAACGGCAAGAGAAATCTCCCTGTCTGTAAGCGAAAAGTCAATAGCAAGGCGCAATCTGCTTGTGGGAAGTGATTTCAGAAAAGAAACCAATGACTTCACCATTTCTAATGATGCAAGGATAGAAATGAACAGTGGATATCAAGGTACAAACTGTATCAAGGTCATTGATGATACGGATGGTACTTCACACTACATTGGTGTATATTGGGATGGTTCACAAGGTGGAAGAAGCATAAAGATTGAAAAGGACAAGAAATATACAATATCATGTTACTATAAGACAAATAACAGCTATGCCAACTTTTCCATTGAAGCAATCTATACAGACAAGGAAACAAATGCAAAGAGATTGGGACGACCAAAACGTCTCTCACCAAATTACTTCAATCCTAAACGCAATCAATGGGAATTGTTTACAACCGTCATTGACACAACTGATGCCGAATCTGATTATATTGCATTCAATTTTTGGGAATACTGCAATAATAAAATTGGAAGGATTGTAGCCTATATTTGCAGACCAATGGTTGAAGAAGGTAATACTTACAACGGTTGGACATTATCAGATAAAGACTATGATTATGTCGGTGCTAACTTGATTGATAATTCAAGGACGCTTGATGTAGGTGGTAATGTTTATGCTGCGAAGGGTCAGAAGACTCTTGTGGGTGATGCTTATGAACTGACAGCGAGCGGTAGCGATGATTACAATACATTCTATCGGATAAAAGGCAGCGCCTTCAAGCTCTACACAGATTATACTATCAGTTTCGAGGTAAGAGGCGATGCGAAATATATGGGCGTGTATGTCGTTTATCCTGTAACAAACACCAAGTTCACTTGCTACAAAGAACAGCAGAATGGTATGATGACTGAAGCGGATGGTGACGGAAAGACAGTTGGTTATGTTGCTTTGGTTGAAGTCAAAGAGCTGTCTAAGCAGCAGAGGGTATGGGGGCATTTCCGATTCAAGGATAGACTTCCTGAAGAACTCTACTTCCAGTTTCCGAAAAATGCCCAGCAGACTGACGTAACGAGCTGGAATGTGACCATCACAAAGCCGAAAATCGAAGTGGGTGCAGTCGTTACTGAATACACCGAGCGTAAGAGTGACCTTGTTGATAAGGCGAGTCTGAAAAAGGCAGGAATCGAGGTAAAGAGCGATGAGGTGCTGCTGTATGGAGATAGAATCCGTGTTGATAATAACGGGCAAACTGCCGCCATGTTCATTGGAGGCAAGCTTAATGCTAACCTGATTAATGCAGATAAAATCGAGGTTAAGCACCTTTGGGCGAAGTCTGAAGATGGAACTGCCAAGGTGGGATATTTCGGCAATACCGAGAAAATGGAAGCTTGCAAGGTAGATGATACTACTTATGCGCCTCTTTTTATTGGTGCGGATAATGCTAAAAATGCTCCATTCCATGTGACGCAAGATGGAGCAATCTATGCGTTAAAGGGAAGAATAGGTAAATTCACATTGACAGACAATGGAATCTTAGAATATGACGATGGTTACAACACAACGTACAAACCAATGCAATTATCAGAGGATAGTTTTTTCTTCACGCACACAACTGACCATACAACTAATGATAGACTTATATGGATTGGTACTAACAAGCATGCCTTCCCAATTTATGGTATTAGTAAACTAATATCTGATATAAGGATAGACGACCGAGAGTACCGACCAGACGATTCTAAGACATGTTTAGTATTGCATGCCGAAGGTGGGACAAGCGCACAAAGTAACTATGCCGATGAACCATCAGGCAACTTTGCAATATGCGCATCTAGAGGAATGTATGCCGGATTACGTCCTGTGACAAGAAGAGTCAATAAGAGTATTACATTATCTGAGATGGATTGCTTCTTTATAGTAACAAAAGGCGTAACGCTAACACTACCAGAGAAACCTCAGAGAGGTCAATATTATAAGTTTATACAAGCTGGTGACAACTTTGTTATCAAATCATCACTTAATAATATGTTTTGGTACGGAGTTGGTAAAAATAGCTTCACTTCGGGTGCATTAAACCAGACAACAGAATTAATATATGATGGTAGTAATTGGAACGTAAATTGGTTTATAGGGAAATAATTATTAAAAGGTAAGAAATATGAAAAAGAATTTCAATGTACCTTTCAAGAATTGGAAGGGTGAGGTGATAGTATCACTAGTTAAGAATGAGAATGGAGAGGAAACCTACAAACCTCAGATTGTTGGTGATATTGTAGGTAAGGTACTCTTCGAAGTGATAGACCGTCAGGATATGCAGCTATCGGGCGAAGAAAAGCTACGTGCTTATCGGATAGCCTGCAAGATAGGCAAGGATGCTGAGAACGTAGATATCGAAGCTGAGGATATTATTCTTATCAAGAAGATTCTCTGTCCTGTCATGGCTGTAGGTGGATATGGTCAGATAGTTGATTTGTTAGAAGGATAACAGATAAGGCGGTTCACTACATGGTGACCGCCTTATTATTTTCTCGTCCGTCAGGGAAATATGGGAGCATCAGAGCCACCGAAAGATGGAATTAAATCACTAAGATAGCCGTATCTGACTTTCCTTCGTTCCTCCTCTGCTTGCGTTACTAGACCTTTCTGCATTCTAACAGCGAAAGGAAGTTTGTTGAAACCAGAGATACCATCTATCCAGTCGTTAGGGTGCGGATTACACTTGTGCTCCAACTCTCGCTCTCCAGGAGTTGATGGCAACCTACTGCCACCTACTAGGTACATCATTTGATTTTCGTATGGTTCTAACTTTTTCATAATCTTAATGTTTTAATTTCTGCCGCAAAGTTACGAAAATAATCTGAAAGCGCAATGTTTCTGTTACCAAAAAACGATAAAATGGTAACAAGAATTTGGTAACAAAACTTTCAGATTGTTACTTTAGCAAAGTTTAACTTTAAATTTTTGCTCAAAATAAATATTTTTGTGCAGAATTGTTTATTTTTGCAGAACTTTCCTTATTATTAAGAATGAGGAACTAAGAATAAATAATAAATCAAAAAACAAAAGGAGAAGAATTTATGACTAAAGAGGAAGAAGATGAAGTCCATCGGTTAGTTCAATCAGTCGGTGTTGTACAGTTGTCAAGAGTAATGTTTAAGGACATGGACGTTAGCGAAATGATAAACGTCATTATCCTTGCAGGTAGAGGCTACAGCATAAAGCTACTCACTTGGTTTAAGTATTATTGTGAAGTGATGCCTCTGTTTATCATGCTTTTTCATATTGCATGCATGGTAACATTTGCGTCTCATGAAAAAGAAATGTGCGTATGGTTTAAGGAGAATTGGGTATCGGCAGCATTTATCTATTTTTCCGTTTACATCCATCCGCTTATACTTATAATTGCGAGCAGATTCTTTTGGCTCTGCTACAGATGGCGTATTCCGATGATCATCTACCTATTTGGGATAAATGCTATTCATATCGTATACTGGAATGTTTTTACCACCAAAGAAATGGTGGAAGCTAATGCTGTAATACTTGTAATGACCATTATATTTTATGTATATGGTTTTTCCGATAAGTATTTCTCAGGCAAGGGATGTCAAAGTTTAATCTCTAGATTATAATGATATGGGAAAGTTATTTGGTTATCACACCTTGGGAGTGTTATTAAAATCGTTATCGGATTCTTGTTTTCGAGCAGACGAGCAAGAGAAGAGAGGGGAGAAGGTAACTGCTTGCGGAATGAGTAGCGATGAGATAGAAGACCTTTGTGAGAACTATCTGCCGTATGCTCTCAACCCGATGCTATCTACCGAGGAAGTCAAGGAGAAACTGCACGTTTCTGATGCAACATTGAATAGAATGGTTGCTAGAGGTGACATTCCGAACGGCGTTTGCAAAAAGCGTGGGCATACCCGATATTTTAAGAAGTGGGATATACTACATAAAAAGCAAGAGAAAATCATAACGTATAAGCCCTATCGCAGTACGGATAAGCGAGAACGTATGAGTATTATTATGGATTATATGTTTTGTACTTTGATTATAGTAGCGATACTGGTAATTATCAACTGCACGTTCATAGCATACCTGTACCTTTCCTATAAGTATAAAACGATAGATAAGTACTTCTTGACTTGGGTAACAATGTCAACTATGATATTGATAATGTGGTTCGGGGAAGGATTGTATCTGTATCTACTAAATATTTCTCAGGAGTTGAGTAAGAGAGGCAAGTGACTGCCTCTTTTTTTTTATATGTTAGAATAAAGTTTTGCACTTTTTCATGAAATCTATTTGATGATTAAATATTTTGTTGTATATTTGCAGCGTTATTGTTTAATCATCAAATAGTTATAGTATGGCAGATAGAATTAAAGATATTGTTGTAGGCGTAGTTCTTGCACTCCTCGCCTATCTTAAACCGATTGAAGGCGAGTTGTCTTCGCTTATGATCGTCTTCACCCTCAACTTTATTTTCGGTTATCTTAGTGGCATGATTGCAAAAGGAGAGAACTTCGAGTTGAAGAAAGCAGTTGTGTGCATCGGTCACGCTACCGTGTTCTTCGTTCTTTGCGCAGCAGTATATGCAATCGGGCGATTCAAAGGACAGATGGAAGGCTCGGTCCAATGCGTTTCCTTTATCTCGTACCTAGTATTATGGTTCTACGGATGCAATATTCTTAAGAACTTGAAACAGATTTTCCGAAAGGGAACACCACCTTGGTATGTAGTGAGTTTCCTCTATTATCTCATGCGCTTCAAATTTATCGAGAAGATTCCATATTTGTCAGACTATCTAAATTACACGGAAAAGGAGGAAAAGATATGATGTTAGCGATTATTAGGTGGCAGCTATTATAGTAAGCATTATTGTATTTGGCTGCATTATTCAAAGAAATGATTATAGTGAGGAGGAGAAGTAAACATGGCTGATTCTAGTAAACTCGTTCCGTTTATCCTCAGTTGGGAAACGGACAAATACACAAATAACAAGAAAGATAAGGGCGGTCCAACAAAATACGGCATCACCCTTGCGACCTGGAGGAGAGTCGGGTATGATAAGAATGGTGATGGTGTCCTTAACGAGGAAGATGTAAAACGCCTTACTGAGGAAGACTTTCATCGAGTTTTCAAGCAGAACTATTGGAATGCTTGCAAGGCAGATAAAATACAGGATCAGAGCGTAGCCAATATGCTAGTAGACTTCGCTTATAATAGCGGAGTCAGCAAAGCGGTAAAACATCTGCAACTTGTATTAGGTATCACAGCAGATGGTATCATCGGTAATAAGACGCTGTATGCCATTAATAAATCCAATGGAGAAAGACTATTCGAAGCCTTCAAGAAGGATAGAAAAGCTTATCTAAAGAGAATTGCAGTCGGTGACCAGAAAGGTTTTCTTAAAGGGTGGCTTCGCAGACTTAGCTACATTACGTATGGTAATCTAAAATTGAATAAATGATGAAATGGTATGATATAAGATTTTGGAAATGGGCAACCATTACCCTAGTGGTAGGTCTTGCGCTTGTTTCTGTCTTAGGGTGCAGTACTCCTAGAGCAGTAACTACACAAACCTTCATCACAGACAAGCAGAGTGAAAAGAAGTTCGATTCCCTCTTCACTACCCGATTGTCTTATGCCTTCGAGCAATGGCAACATATCCAAAAGCGAGAAACAGAAAAGGCTACAAAAGATAGCAGCTATGTAAAAGATAGCACAGCAACCCGATATGATGCGCAAGGGAATAAGATTGGTGAAGATCGTTTTCATTACGAGAGTCACTATTTATTTGAAAAGGAACGAAGAATGCTACTCGATACCATCAGTACATATAAAGCATACAAAGATAGCTTTATATATTACAGAGAAAGATGTGACTCATTATCAAAGATTGGTACCTCTCAGTTCTATAAGATTAACGCTCCTTCTATAAAAGAGAAATCTCTGTCAAGTATGCAGAAGATATTCTTAAAAACGGGGCAGATGTTTTGGTTCTGCTTTATACTCATAGTTATGTACTTATTATATATATCAAGGAAGAAAAAGAAATGTTCTTAGAAAAGTTGTTTAATTAAGGTTTTAAGATTTATTTTTGGATAACTAGGGCGACTACTCGTGATGAGCGGTCGCCCTTTTTGTTTGCAAAGTAAATTCTTCCGTTCTAAGAGGATAAAAAAATGAGTCTACCTACTATCACCATAAACCACTGATTTAGAGCCACTAACGAAAACCATGATAGCCTTATAGCTTATTTCAAAACAATTTTCTAACTTTGCACACGTAACGTTACAAAAAGTGTTAGTTAAATATTAAGGTTAAATTAAAAATTCGGGATATGGAAAGTAAAACTTACGTGTTCAATCCAGAGAGCGGCACAAGCGGCACAGGCTCTAATGGAATCTTGGCTATGCTTCCTGCACTCATGCAGAGACAGGGTGTTGACCCAGGTCTTATTGCACTCTTGAACAACCGTGGAAACGGAAATGGTTGGGGTGAAGACATCTTTGCAATCCTCCTCTTGTTCATCCTTATGGGCAATAATGGTATGGGGTTCTTCGGAGGTAATCGCTGCATGGGTTCTAACGGACAGGGCGGTGTTGTGCCAATGCTTAACAATGATGCCAATACAGCCGTTATCATGCAGGCTGTTCAGCGCAATGGTTTCGACGTTCAGAGCTTGGCTACAGCCCTCAACACATCAAGTGACGCAGTCATGGCTGCAATCAATGGCTTAGGTCATCAGATTTGCAACCTCGGCAATCAGATGGGCATGAATGCTAATCAGATTTTGACTGCTATCATGCAGGGTAACAATGCCATCGCTACTCAGTTGGCAGAATGCTGCTGCAAGACCAACAATGCCATAACTGCAATGGATGGCAACCTCAAGCTGTCTATCTGTCAGCAGACCCACGCCATCAATGATACGGCAAATGCCAATGCTTTGATGCTCCGTGACAAGGCTGATGCTAACAATCAGTCTGTCTTGGCTAAGTTGGATCAGATGCAGACACAGGCAATGCAGGATAAGCTCGATGCTTTGAGAGAGAAGAATAGTGCCCTGCTTGCTCAGATTTCAAACGAGCATCAGACACAGGCTTTGCAGGCTTATCAGGCACAGGTTATCACACCAGTAAATGCAGCTTTGGCTGCACTGCAGGCAGAGGTGGCTGGCATCAAGTGCAAGTTGCCTAATACCATCAGTGTTCAGTACCCTCAGTACGGAGTATTCAACAAGGACGTTTATACTGCTGCCGCCATGGGAGCTTATGCAGGTGATGTAGCGGCTTCTCGTTCAACTGTAGGATGCGGTTGTTAGGAAAGGAGGTAACTATGTTCCCTTTATATCCATTCAATCCATTTATTCCAATCGGTCGAAACCAAATCAAACTTATTGATGTAGGCGGTATCTATGAGCTGAAGACAAATGCTCAGCAGGTCACAGATGCTAGTGTAGATTATGGTATCAATCCTTGCTACTACAATGCTTTGCCTTGCGAGTGCATTGTACTCTTGAAGATACATCAAGGAGTTGCCGCTGCAAGTGCGACACTTCCTGTCACAATCGTAACTCCAAATAGTGGTTCGACCACTATTAACGGAACCGCCAACACTAGCGGAACTACTTCCGGCACAACAAAGGTGCCAGTTGTTGATCATGTGGGAAAGGCAGTGACGGGAGCTAACGTTTCTGAAACTACGGAGGCTTTGGCATACATCAATAAGAAGAGCGGTATTATCCGACTGCTTGGGTTTCAGCAGCCTACAGGCGGCTAACAGAGTATTAACTATGGGACAGACTGAAAAGTCTGCCCCTTTAAAAGAGAAAGAAAATGTTTCAAGGACTAAGACAGTCTTCTCTCTTCTACATCTTAGACAAGGGAGGAGAAAAGCCGACTCTAAAAATCGGTCAAGTAATATCGGTCAGCAATCCTCAGCAGAAATATCCTAGCTATATGCCAGGACAGACTCCGACATTGGAGACGACCGTTGATGTTAAGGTGCAAGTAGAGGACCAGCAGGTCAATTTCGAAAAGCTACCATCTACGGCACAGATAGTGAACTTCGGCAATGAAGGTGTTGTTGTCAGTGACAGCAGAGAAGCTATGTGCGCCGAGATTGATGCTATGTTGCGACATTCAAAGGGAGTCGTGGAAAGTGTAGATTACCACAATGGAGTTATAAGCTCCTGCGAGGAAATGCTCACTAGAATCAACCCACAGATTGCTAAGGAAAAGCAGCAGGAAAAAGACATCAGTAACCTCAAATCAGAGGTCAGCGGCATGAAGGGAACGCTATCCAATATTGAATCCATGCTGTCTAAGGCTTTGAGCGGTAACAATTTTAAAAAGTAATTGCTATGGGATATATGGTAGAAATTACGGAAAACAAGTTCGATGAGCTTGTTGACAACTGCGAAGAAATGGTTCGAGCAGGTGGCAAGGTTATGAAGTGCTTGGATAGTCTGAAGCGTGAGCGTATGGGTAATCGTATGCCAATGCCAGACTATCGTGACAAGTGGGACGATGAAGATTGGCGCGACGAAGACCGCTATGGAGAGCGACGCTACTATGGTCGCCGTGGCGGTGGACGTTACTAATGTTTAATTCGGTGGTGGGGATTTTTCCCTGCCACCCTTAAAAGAAAGAGCTATGGGAAAATGTAGAATGCCTTTGGATGCTTACGATATGAAGCCAGAAGGAATGATAGCATATCTGAGATATAATGGCTGGCACTTCAACAAGAAGGCTTGCGAATGGGCAGTCAGTCAGATGAGAAAATACAACCCAGTCACCAAAAAGGATGAGGAGGTTGACTATATGGATAAGGAGAAGGTTGAATCCATCCTTACCAAGCAGGGAGTGACACTTGAAAATAATGTAGGCTATGATCATGTCTATGTGGCAAACATGGTTAAGGCTGATTTCTATAAGTCTTCCATCGAGGACGAAGCTCACATGGCTTTGTTCGTGAAAGATATGGTTGATGATACCGATCAGAAGGATGGCTTCATCTTTAACAGATTCTATGCCGATTGCAACCATAATGGCATCGGCATTCCATGGGATGATATTTTATGATAAGTCAAGAGATATATCTAGAAAAGTACGATTGGAAAGTTCTTGTGTTTTACGGTTTGGAATCATCAGATACCGATGAGGTATGCAACTCCCTTGTGCAGATAGGCTGCACAGAAAAGGCGGTCGAAAGCGCAAGGGAGCATTGCTTGCGTGGAATGCCGAACACAGGTCTAACCTACTCCAATCTTGCAGGTAGAAAGAGCGTGGTTGCGGTCAGTAGGACCACAACGGAATATGAGTTCGTGAATACTGTCACACACGAAATGTTTCATGTTGTCACTCATATCTGCGAATCACTAGGTATAGACTTGAAAGACGAAGAGCCTTGCTACATGATGGGATGGCTCTGCCAGGCAGTTAGTAGGATATTCATTTAAAATTTAGAAATATGACGGACATTAAATTAATGGTGGATGCTGCAAGGCAGCTAAACCAAACTTGGAAAATGAGTAGTAATGGTTTGGAGACAGGAAATATCCCAAACGATGTGTATAATGCTTTGTGCGAAGTGGATGAAGCCGTAACCAATCTGATTGACAAAGTCGGCGAAGCTACAAAAATCATTACATTAAGCAGTATCTACAAAAGCATATAACTCTTTGATACTCAGCGAGTTGAATTTAGTATTTTTAACTAAAATAAAGTGTAGTATATTTGCATATATCACATTTTTTTTGTACCTTTGCATATAGAAAGAGTGGTTATTTTGACTAACCACAGATTATGTTGAACCAATTAAAATCTTAAAAAGATGGAAGAAATTAAGGAAATCAAAAAGAATTATGAAATGGGATTCATTTCGTCACATGAATTTCTTTGTGAATATGCAGGCGTTCTTTCTAAACTTGGAGCGCAGGGAGAACTGATTGATGCTATGAATACAGTATTAGCTCCACTTGCGGATTTCATAGTGAAGGACATCTTGAATGCCAGCGATGACGAGAAGAAACAGATTAAGGACTTCTTTAATTTTAAGTAGATATGGATACCATTCTTTTAATAAACGGATTAATTTTTCTACTTGTCGTAGCGATAGTAGATTTAGCAATGAAACATTAATAAAAATAAGCCCTCGACATCACGGATAAGTCACTTATATGAAAGCAATTAAAGTAGCAGTATTTTTGAAATGATGAAAAGACTTATGATACAGTATTCATTCGACGAGTTGCAGGGTACTACTTTCAGAAGTCATTTCAGTGCAGTTGGCCTAGGAGATACACAGGAGCGAAACGGCTTCTTCCTGGCAGTCTACATAACAGATAACTCTGTGTTACAAGATGGCTTCATGAAGGGAGTAAGAACTTATCTTGATGATGCAGTCGTATATAAGTACGATTCTCCTTACCAAGACAAGGATGTTTTAGAGAAAGAATTAATGTACATAATTGAGATTAAAAATGAAGACTAGTAGCTTGTATGTTACCCGCGATGATTCAATGTATGACACAAAGAGCGGGTTTGAGACTTACGAGGAGGCCAGTGCCTATCGTGAGGAGTGTCAGAGAAGTTGGATCAATCATGCCGACTATGTTTTTCTTATAACAAGAGACTCTGCCGGGAATTTTGTCAAAAAGACAAACTTGACAAAAGCAACAAAGGAAGAGAGAATCAAGCTTCTTGAAGAAGCAGGCATTCCATTGAAATAATTTGTAACCAATTAAAATATTAAAGATTATGACAACAGCAACAAATTTGAGTAAGGCTGCCGAGGATATGGTAGCAGTTCCTTCTTCAGTTAATGAAGACAAGTTCTTTGATTTCGAGAAAGCCAAGACCCAAGCTATCACTCTCGAACAGTTGAGTCGCACACACCGTGAGGATGATGTTTACGGAAATCCGCTCCGTGGCATCTATCACTTTGACCTTTTCAATAAGGTCATTGATGAGTGTACAGAGCTCGGCTACAATGTGGAGGTTTATGATATGTTTGCAGCACAGAACAGAGACCGTCAGTCGCCTGGAGTGGTTCGCCTCCCACAAGTGGAAGCGGTCAAAGGTCAGCATGCGGTAGAGGCGCATATTCTCCGCCGAGTTTATGCCAATATTCGTATCACTGATTTTGATAATGATGAAACTACTACTAATGTGGCCGTAGCCTTCCATCAGAAAGGTATTCAGATTGGATTCGGTCCGAATGTGATGATTTGCCACAATCAGTGTATGCTCTCTCCAGAACTGTATATGTCCAGCTATTCCGAAAAGTGCAAGAAGGGTTCCGGTATGGAAGTGGCAGCAATGCTTGATACATTAAAGTCATGGCTGGTCGATGCCCGGCACATTATTGAGACTGATCGTGAGCGTATTGCCAAGATGAAGGAGACACGCATTACTGCAGAACAGATGTTCTTGCTCATTGGTTTGATGACTGCTACCAGAGTAAAGGCAGATACATCACGAAAGTCTATTCGTGAGAATATCACCTACCCTCTCAATCAGTCACAGATTACACTCTTTACAGAGGATATGCTGGAGGCCTATCACGATAAGGAGTTTGTAACTGCCTGGGATATGTATAATTCTGCTACCAACTTGTATAAGGCTAACAGAATGGATATCCCTGCTCTTTGGGGGTGTAATTTAAACTGTGTCAAGGCTTGTTCTTAACTTTCATTCCCACTCCC